CGTTCCTGGCGGGCTGGTGGCTCGAAGGGCTGCGCGCGGCGCTGCGGGGGCGGAAGTGAGGCGGCGCGCATCCTGGGAAGTCGTGGTCGTGTCTGGGCGGCTGGTCCGCGCGTGCGGGCTCGGGGTCCAGGTGCGGCGCGCGTTCGTGTGTCGGGGGTTTCGCGTGTCCCTGATGGGCGCGCGGTGGTTCGTAGACGTGCATTTTCTCAAGGGGTGACAGCATGGCGAACGATTGCAAGCGGTTCAAGGTGACGAAAGCCAATGGCGAATTGGTGGCGGCGGCGGCGCCGGGTTCGTTCCTGGTGCGGGCGGGGGCTGATGCGGTCCTGGTCGATTCGGTCATCGTTGGGGGCGGTTGGGAGTGCGTGCTGAACGCTGGCAACGGGGTCAAGGTCAACGTGCACGTGCGGCGGCTGCCGGATGCGGAACTCGCGCGCGTGGGGCTCATGGTGTACTTCGATGTGGAGGTCGGCAACCTGGGCGCGGGTGTCGTCGGCGGCGCGGGGGCGACGGCTGACACGGTGGCGGGCCTGTCGGCTGACAACGCGGGGGATCTCGCGTTCGTGTCGGGCGCGGTGGCGCGGGATGTCTTCGCGTTGCTCGATGCGGCGGGGAACCAGGGCGGCATCGTCGGCGGCGCAAAGCTGGTGCACTCGTCATCCTGCATGGTGTCGGTTCGGAAGCTGTAGTCAATCGGGGCGCGCGCGTTCGGGTTCATCTGGGCGCGCGTGCTTCTTCTTGGGGGTGTCATGGCAGAGAACGCGAACGGCAACGGGGCGCCCGGTTGGGTGGCGTCTCTCAAAGCGGCGCGGTCGGCGGCGGTGCCGATTGTCGCGCTCTCCACGTCGGATCCGTGGTCGTCGGTCAAGTCGATTGCGGGGCTCGTGGGTGAGTCGGCGCCCGTGGTGCTGTCGGATAGCGTGCGGGGGCTCGTCGGTGTCAACAAAGCGGGCGCGGATTTCCTGGCACAAGTCCAGGGCGCCAAAGCGCAAGCGGGCGGCGGGGACTTCGGGCCGATTGCGGCGCCTGGGCCGATTGGCGTGTCGATTCCTGAAGCGGCGGAGATCGTCACTACGGTCTATCAGGGGCGGATCGTCTGGTGTCTGTATGATGCGGATCTCTTGCTGACGGGTGACGCGCAAGCGCTGCCGGCGGTGCGCGCGGTCTGCAACGTGCGGGACTCGTTCAAGTCGTCGGGTAAGCTGCTCGTGCTGCTCGGCGCGTCCTTCTCGAACCTCTCCAGCCGTCTCGGGCAAGATTGCTATTACCTCTCGGACGCGCTACCGCGTGCCGATGAGTTGCGCGCGATCATCACAGAGACGGCGCAAGCGGCGGAGTCTGCCGGCATGGTGGCGGCGGGCTGGTCGGATGCGGTGCCGGCGGCGGTCGATGCGGCGCGCGGGCTCTCCAGGTTTGCGGCGGAGCAAGCCGCAAGCGTGGCGATTTCTGAGCGGCGCGCGCTCGATCCTCGCGCGGTGTATGAACAGAAGATCGGCGTTCTGAAGTCGGCGCGCGGGCTGCTGCCTGAGTGGGGGCGTGAAACCTTCGCGGACCTGGGCGGGCAAGATCGGGCGGCATGGTGGGCCGATTCGATCATGCGGTCGGCGGCGCGTCCGTCGTTGGTCGCGCGTATCGAAGAACTCGAAAAGGTCATCGGGGCGGCGGGTACTGATTCGTCGGGGGTCCAGTCTGACGCGCTCGCCGTGCTTCTCCAGGCATTCGAGGATCGGGGGTGGTCGGGGATGGTCGCGCTCGGGCCTGGGGGCTCGGGTAAGTCTGGATTCTCGAAAGCGCTCGGCGCGTCGTACAACCTGCCGTGCTATCGGGTCGACCTGGGCGCGATGCGCTCGCGCTACGTCGGCGATTCCGAAGAACGGATCCGGCTGGTGGTGGATCAGATTGCGGCCATGTCCGATGATCGGGTGTTCGTCGTGGCGTCGTGCAATTCGTTGATCAATCTGCCGGGGCCGCTGCTGCGTCGTTTCCGCGCGGGTATCTGGTTCTTCGATCTTCCCACTCCGGCGGATCGTCCGGTCATCCTGGCAAAGCAAGCCAAAGCGCACGGGCTGGATCCGTCGACGTTCCCGGCGGAACTGCTCAAGCGTCCCTACTCGGGCGCGGAGTTGCGGAACCTGTGCGCGCTCGTCCGTGACTACGGGATCTCATGGGGGGATGCGGCGTCCCTGATCACTCCGTTGTATATCTCGGACGCCTCAACAATCGCCACACTCCGCAAGGATGCGCGCGGGCGCTACCTCAACGCGGCGGCGCCTGGGCTCTATCCTGGCGCGGTCGACGGTCCTGGCGCGGGCATTATCGAAACCGCGTCAATCGAAAGCGGGGCGGGCCTTCTGAGCGCTGATAAAGGGCGCTCGTTCACGGGGGGTGCCTGATGCCGTGCTGGTCTGTGCTTCAAGCGTCCGTGAACCTGGGCAAAGTCAATCCCGTGATGTTGGCGGCTGCCGGCAACGCGGAGGGGGTGACGGTCACGCGGCGCGGTGAGTCGATCATTGTCCAGGGCGGCGCGTGGCGTATGGTCGTCTCGGCTGATGGTCGGGCCGATGTCGAAAGCGCTCGGGCTGGTGTGATGTGGGGCGGCGCGCGTTTCGATATCACAAGCGACGACGGGCGCGCGGGGCTCGTCAACGCGATCCGGCGTTCGGTGGCGGTTCAATCCGTAGCGGCTGCGGCGCGTGCTGCGGGTCTTCGCGTTCAATCGACCGGGCCGACAACGGCGCGGATCTCTCGTGTCCAGGGGGTGCGGTGATGTGTGCGGCGAACGGTGGCGCGGATCATCTGGATATTGAGATCTTGCAGGATGGCCGAATCAAGGTCATCACGGGTGCTGTCGGGGCTGCGGTGCATGTCCAGGCGGCGGAGTTCTTCAAGGTGCTAGGGGATCTCCTGGGCGAACCTGTCGCGCGTACGCGGCGCGTCGATGTCCAGGCGGCGATCCACGTCCACGATCACGATCACAGTCAGGAACAATAGCAGGGGGCGAATCATGGCAGAGTTTACCGGCTCGGATCTTCTCTCGCGTGCGGTGCTTCTCCAGGTGTCGACGGGCCGCTTTTCGGTGCGGCGCAAGGTGTCGAACCTCAACCCGATCAAGGTCGATGCTGACGCGGACGGCAACGGAACGGATAAGGGGCGGCTGTATATCGCGGCTGAGCTTCTGGAGTCGAAAGAACTCGATGCGGTGTACTCCTTCGACGGGGCAACGCGCCGCTTCCTGATGACGCGCGCTCTCCCGGTGTCGCTCGTGGCGCCCGGTGTCTACGTGATGCCGTTGGCGGTCGTCGATGAGTTGGACGCCTACCTTACCGCGCGTTCCCCGCAGCGGGATCGGCTCGTCGATGATTTCCTCGCGGTGTATGAGCCGGCCGCGCGTCAAGGTCGGTTGGCTCTGGGCGCGCTCGCGGATCCGGCGGCGTATCCTCCGGCGGAGATCGTGCGGCGGGCCTTCTCGTTGTCGTGGGGCTGGTTCACTCTCGGCGCACCTGGGCAACTTGAAGGGATCCGGGCGGATATCTTCAAGCGTGAACGCGAACGGATGGCGGCGGAGTTCAGCGCGGCACTCGATGAGGCAAGGCAGGCTCTGCGGGTGATGTGCGCCGGCATGGTCGATCATCTGCTGGATCGGCTCTCTCCTGGCGCCGATGGTCGGCGCAAGCGTTTCGAGTCGTCGACGGTCGAAAAGTTGGTCGAATGGTGCGATACCTTCAACGCGCGCAACCTCGCGGACGATGACGCGCTCGCGGGCGAAGTCGACAAGATCCGGCGCGCGCTCGCGGGTGTGTCGGCGGAAGATCTCCGGGGCTCGGCGTTCACTCGGCGCGAGGTAACGGGCGCGCTCGTGGGTGTGCGGGCCGCGCTCGATGGGCTGCTCTCGGATGCGCCCGTGCGGGCCTTCTTCGCCGATGACGTGGTGCCGGCTGCCGAACCTGCGGCGGTGGCCTGATGGCGGCGGATCGTCGTCTCCGGGTGGCACGTCTGTCGTTCCTGCTCCTGGCGTTCGGTGCCGGGGCTCTGCTCCTGGGCTGGCTCTGGGGCTGCGTTCCTCTGATCCACGGGCTGACCGGCTTGGTAGATGCTGCGGCCGATCAAGGCTGACAACGCGCGCGCCTGGGGCTCTCCGGGGCTCTGGGCGCGTTTCTCTTGGGGGTGGGTATGTCGCTCGTCTGGGCTGATGGTGACAGCGTGGCGCGCGCGCCTCGTGCGTCGGCGGCGCCGTCTCGTGGGTGGTGGGGGTTCGGGCTGCGGTTCTTCTCCTGGCGCGTCGTGCTGCTCGTGGGGCGTGCGGCTGTCCAGGCTCGCGCGGTGTCCAGGTGGTAACGCCTGCTGATGTCCAGGTGCCGGGCGGGTGCTGGTCGCTCGAACGGGCTATCGTCTTCACTCATGCGCCGGGGCATCATCGGCGAACGGCCGGCGGGGATTTCGCGGATCTCTGGTCGGTGGCGTTTCGCGCGCCTGGGGACCGCGTGCGATGGCTCGGGCTCGGGTGGCTCCTGGGCTGCGGCGGGTTCGTCTGCGATGCCTACTACCGCGCGTGCTGGCTCTCGCCGGGCTCGGCGGCGCGGGCTCGGTCGCTCGTCCTGGCGTCCGATTCGGTCGCGCGTGCGGTGCTGCTCGATGGGCTTTCGGTCGATGTTGAAACGGTGATTCCTACGGGGGCATCCGATGTGCCGGTGCGCCAGTGGGGGATCTCCTGCCGGCGCCGACAGTCCAGGCGGGGCGGCGGGCTGCTGGTTGGGTGGGTCGGGGCGACTCTCGAAGGGGAGATCGTGCCTTCGCCTCGGGGCGCGTGGCGCGGGCTCTCGGTCAAGGATGCGGGCTCAATCGTGCGGTGGTTTCCTGGTCCGGCCGGCTGCGTCCTGTCGGCTGAACGGCTGCCGTTTTAGGCTCTCTAGGCTTCTCCAGGTGGCGCGCGTTCCTGCTCGGGGCGTGCGCCTTCGTCTGTACGCTCGGCGGGTTCCCGGCGGGCCTGCCGGCGGGCCGTCATACACGCAAACCTGATCGGCGGGGGTTTCTCCTGGCGCGCTAGTCCTGAGCGGTGCCGGCCTGGGGCGTTTCCCTGGCCTGGGGCGCGCGCGTCGTGAGTCTTCCAGGCTCCGGGCGCGCGATTCCTGAGCATGTTCGTTAGCTAGGCACGCGCCTCGTTTAGGGACACTTCCCTGCCCCTCCGCCCGGAACTGTCCTCATTTCTGGGTAGGGAGAACCCCTGCACACGCGCGCGATCTGAGCGTTGGGGGTGGGTGGTTGCGTGGGTAGGTAGAACTCCTGCCATGCCTTCGGTCGAGGCTGCCGGCCATCCGGCAAAAAACCGGGAATAGGGCTTGCGTTTATATGTTGGCGGTGCTAGGATGTTGACATGTTGACAGGGCAATACAGCGCGTAACTATCGAAGGGATGGCGAAATGAGCCCGATTTGCGCGAAGTGCGGTGTCGAGATGCACTGTCACAAGACGGGGCGCCGGGTGGGACTCGTCTCCGGGGGGAATGTCTATCAGGTGTGGTCGGGTGACGAGTTCGCATGTCCGACCTGCCGGGCATCCGTCGTCGTCGGGTTCCCTCGGGATCCTCTGGGCGAGTGGGACGATCCCGGCTTCGGTGAGTTGGTCAAGTTGGAGGAAGGGCGGCGGAACCTGATCCGGGTGAATGTCTGATGACTCGAAAGCCGTTGCGTGAGGTCGTGCCGGCGCTTCTCCAGGTGCCGGTGCGGGAGTGCAACAAGACCCAATCCATCGAGCTTGGGTTCCGAACGAATCACGTTACCTGCGAACACGGCGGGGTACTCACGGGCGCGGGCTGTGGGTCGCCGTGGATCATCGTCGAGTGGCGCGGCCGCACCTGGGCTGTGCACGCGGTAGAACTCCTGGCGAGCGTGCTGGCGGCGAATGGCTATCAGGACGACGCCGACGTTGCGAAGGATTCGGTATGAAGAATCGCTGCTGCTTCAGCCGTTCCGGGTGGTGGCAAACCCTGTGCGGCCTGGACGCTGCGAATCAGGGCTTCGGATGGACGAGCCGCGCGGCTGACGTGGGTTGCCCTGAGTGTCGAGTCGAGATTGCTCGCGGTGAGCATCGTCGTTGGAAGACCCGCCACATCCTGAAAAAGATGCGGTGGGAGCGCGAGAGGAAGACATGAACTCCTGTCGGGTGTGCCGCGAAGAACGCGGTTGTTCCTGCGCCAGCAATCGCCCGAATCGGTACTGCTGGTCAAGTTTTCATCCCGTACCGTGTCGGCTTCCGTGTCGCGCGTGCGAGGAATGCTGCGACAAGGCGGATTGGGAAGACTCCACGGTGAATCGCCAGCGTCAAGCCGAGTGGGACGCTCGGGAATCGAAGGCGGGGAAGGATTCTGATGCCGCGCAAAGCTGAAGTGAACGCCGTATCGCTGATGAAGGGGTTTTTGCCTGGAAACGTCCGGGTGTCGCTCCACATCTACGACTTTGATATCCGGCAGTACCGTCCGATTCCGAAGCGTCACGCGCGGGTGAGCGTCGACACGCCGGAACAGGTGGCCGCGCTCTGGGCTGCCGTGGTGAAGGCTGTTGAGGACGTGGCGGGCTCCTGGCCTTCGGACGCGCAGTTGGATGTTGGCTTCGGTATCGAGACGGCGGAGGCCCGAGATGGAGACGACGGTTCTCGTTGATGTCGACGGCACGCTTCAAGAGATGGTGTTGCCTGGACCGAGCCCCGAGATTCAGTTGATCGGGCGCGAAGGCAAGGATGTCGTCGTGCGGAACTACTACCGGACGCACGAGGTCAGAGACGGCAAGCCGGTGTACCGCTTCGCCTCGTCGAAGCGGCTTCCTGGGTAATCAAGGGGGCGAGATGGCTGACGAAAACAAGGTCGGGGACGGCAAGATGGTGGAAGTCCACGAGGTTCGGATGTATGCCGGGCCTGGAGCGGACTGCGACGACTGCACGGGGATCCGGCAGGCGTTCAACGAGTTCCTGGACAAGTGGCAGGTTCCGAAGAAAGGCGCTCCGGTGAATCCGTGTCTCATGGATTTGCTGATGTCGTACGTCGCCGCAGTTGCGGACATGCTGAACTTCCCTCCCGAGCGGCTTTGCTCGAAGCTCATCAACGAGTACGTTGACTTCCGGGTGCAGCGCACGGGCGAGGACCGGGACAACGTGATGCGAGAGTTGCAGGCACAGTCTGTCGTCTCGCTGGTCGAGAAACTTGGAATGATCGCGCGCGGGCCAGCGGTGCCGATGGCGCCCGAGAGCGGCAAGGTTCACTGATGGGCACGATCTCTATCAGGGGCGGAGCGTCGGATCTCTGGGTGACGTGCTTCGAGTGCGATCACTCCTGGGTCGTGTGCCAGTTGCCGATGGACACGGCTCGCTTCGGACTGGTGTTGAAACGGGCGCGGTGTCCGCTGTGCAACGCCGGTTCCAACCGCATCGGCATCGGGAAAAACACTCATGGCAAACGACAACCGAGTACCGCTGATGGGGCTGTACGAGCAGACATCGGCGAGAGGCACGAAGTACCTGCGCGGCAAGCTCGGCCGAGCGATGGTCTGGGTCTTCAAGAACGACAGGAAGACGAAGGACACGGACCCCGACTACACGATCTACCTGTCGCCGGACAACCGGGACCAAGCGCAGCAGTCGAGCGGGCAGCCGGCCGCGCAGCCGCGCTATCCGGCGAGATCGAGCGGGTTCGACGGTGGCACGCAAGCATCAAGGCCGCGCTCGTCCGAATCTTCGGAGCGGCCCGCTTCGGCGTCTGAGCCGGCACCGTGGGAGCAGGGAAGCGGGGGTTCTGATGACATCCCGTTCTGAGTTCGCGGTTGTGTTGGCCGATATCGAGGCGAAACTGAACGCTGCTACGCCGGGGCCGTGGAAGTGGGACGGCAATCTGAACACGAAGGAGGTCTATCTCGTCGCGATGGCAAAGGGCCGTCCCTACGTTATGGACTTCGTGCGGTGGGGGATGGCTGGCGCGTCCCCACGCTTTCAGGTTCGCGGCGAAGACGGCTTCGGAGTCATGACTCGCATCGACGAAGGGCTGGCGGTCAAGGAACGCGAGTATCGCGGCGACATCGAGCGCATCGAACATCCCGACGCTACTCTTATAGCCGGTGCACCTGAGATGATCTCTGCCCTGCTTCGCATGGTGTCGGTGTACCAAGAAGACAACGCGCGGCTGAGAGAGATTCTGAAGGTCAGGGAGGGGGAGTGAGGGGAGCATGACGATCCAGGAGTTGCTGTACGTGCAGGCGATGGAGGAATGCGCGGAGGTCGCCGCGCGAATCTCGAAAGCGTTGCGGTTCGGACTGGACGAGTGCGAGCCTGGGCAGGCCAGCGATAACCTTCAGCGGATTCGCGGAGAGGTTGCGGATCTGATTGCCGTGCTGGACATGGCCGGCATTGTCAAGGTCGTCGGTGACACCACGCTCCTGCACGTCGATCCTGCGGCGCTCCGCGCGAAGCGTGCCAAGGTTCACAAGTACATCGCGTACTCTCAGTCGTGTCAGCTTGTCGATGTGGCGTGTTGCGAGACTGACTGCGACGGCTATGTGTGCACGCTGAAGCCTGGGCACGATGGCGAGCATGTGGCCGGCGGCTCGAATCCGACTCGGCGTTGGTGATGGAAAGCGACTTTTCGGCAGGATGGGCCGGAGGTAAGACGATGGCGAATCGTGAAGATATCTCGGCGCGTATCGAGCGCGACGAGGCGCAGAAGAAGCGGCTGTCTCGTCAGGTGATAGCCGGTACCGTGGTGTTCCGTGGGCGCCAGCTTCGCCAGCGTGCGGTGCGTATCGAGTTCTGGTCGTACTCGCCGGAGACGGGCGAGGTTGGCCGGCACTCGAAACTGACGGTGCGCGTGTGGGGCTGGACGCCGGCCGAGGCTCATCGGATCCTGGTCGATGCCCTGGAGGAAGACCGCAAGGCTCGGGTGCGCGCGGCGCGAGCGAGAAAGGCGGTAGGACGTGGCTGAGTTCTTCCCGGAGTTCTTCGTCGAGCAGAGCGTTTCGGTCGTCGAGGACGAGGCGACGTGGCTGGCGAATCGCGCAACGCGCATCGGGGCTTCGGACGCTCCGATCATCTGTGGTGTCTCGCGCTTCGAGTCTCCGTTCACGCTGTACCACAAGAAAGTCGGCTCGGTCGAGGAAGACCGCGAAGCGGCCGAGCGGCTGAACGAAGCGCTCTATTGGGGCAAGAGCCTGGAGCCCGTCATCGTTGAGCGGTTCGGCAAGGTGACGGGGATGCCGGTCAGCCGGGAGAAGCCGATCACGGTGCATGTCTGGCGCGAGGATCCGAGGCTGGCGGCGTCCCTGGACGCGATTGCCGTCGACGAGGGCGTGCCGGTGCCGCTCGAAGTGAAGAACGTCTCGGCGTACTTCGCGGACGAGTGGGAGAACGAACCGCCGATCTACTACGTGGTTCAGTGCCAGCACCAAATGATGGTTACTGGCGCTCCGCACGCCTATCTCGCGGCCCTGGTCGGTGGCAATCAGTTCCGTTGGGCGAAGGTGATGCGGGACTCCGCCTTCATCGAGTTGATGCGGCGGTCGGAGTTGGAGTTCCTGTACCGGCTGGAGACGCGCATCCCGCCGAACATCGACGGCTCCGAGGAAACGAAGGCGTTTCTCAGGAAGCTCTACCCGAAGGACACAGGCGCGGTCATCGCGTTGCCGCCGGAGTCGATGGAGTGGGACGCCGAGCGCGTGAGGGGCAAGGCGCTGATCGACGAGGGCGAGAAGATCGTGAGCCTGATGGACAACCAGTTCCGGGCGGCGATTGGGGACGCCTCTATCGGCCGGCTGCCGAACGGCGTGTCCTACTCTCACAAGTGGCAACACCGCGACGAGTACGTGGTGAAGGAGTCCGAGTTCCGTGTGCTGAGGCGGAGCGCGGGGAAGAAGTAACCTCAGCCAAACGAAAGGGCAGGACAGCATGAGCAAGCGGAAGACGGGTCTGGTGAAGGCGCTCTCGGATGTCGAGGCGCGCATCGTGGAAGTCAAGACCTTCCAGGCGTTTCTGGGCAAGGCGGGGACCATCGAGGACGCGCGGAGTCTCGCCGACACGATGCTCGGGCAGTTGGAGAACACGCGCACGTTCCTGACGAAGTACGACACGTCGGCGGCGGCGACGACGGACGCGCCGAAGGTGCGGAAGCCGCGCAAGCCGAAGACGGTGGCGACCGAGCCGGCGCCGATCACGCTGGACGAGGCGAGCCGGATCATCGGCGGATAGCGTGATGTTCTCCCCGATGGCTCAGATCGTGCCGGAGGGCGTGAGTGGGGATGCCTCTGTCGTCCACTTCGATATCACGGACGGCGGGGGTATCCACTCCATCATCCGGGGCATGGGGACTCCCAACGGGCGGTACGCGCAGCTTCGCGTCGGCGGCGCGCTGGTGATGAGCGACACTCAGCACGAGAAGAACACGAACGCCCTGTTCGTGCTGCGCGCCAAGGGTGACGTACTGATTGCCGGCCTGGGGCTCGGCATGATTGTCGTGCCGCTGCTCAAGAAAGCGCGGGTCACTAGCGTTACTGTCGTCGAGAAGTCTCCAGGCGTGATCGATCTGGTCGAGCCCCATCTGAAGCGGCTGGATGAGCGCGGCATCCTCAAGGTGGTGCGTGGTGACATCTTCACCTGGGAGCCTCCGAGGGGCGCGCGGTTCGGAACGATCTACTTCGATATCTGGCCCGAGATCACGCACGCGAACGTGCCTGAGATGCGGGCGCTTCACAAGCGCTATCGCCGCCGGCTGGCGAAGGGTGGCTTCATGGATTCATGGCTGAGTGACGAGCTTGGCCTATAGAAAGGGCGACGATGGATCACGAGTGGGAAGCGAGGTTTTTCAATCCTCGCGCGATTCAGGCTCAAGTTGAGCGGCGCGCGATAGTCACGAAAACGGCTGAGATCCAGATCGGCCCGTCGTTCGAGTACGAGGGGCTGTTCGACGTGACCGTGCGGGCGAACTACCTGAGCAGCGAGCAGGCCATGTCGTGCCGCTTCGAGGCGGAAGCGTTGTCTGAGCTTCAGCGCGCGCTCTACGGCGCGGAGTTCCAGGAACACAGCCTGCGGGCTGACAGGACCGACAAGGTTATCAAGCGGATCTCGCATTCGATCCGTAACGACAGCGGAGATGCGTTGACGCTCGAAGCCAACGGAGAGAGCGCTGTTCCCGGACGGGTCGGGGTGAAGATCCGGCTGGTGACGGACAAGCGACTGGACGGGCTTGAGGTCTGGACGACGGCCCATGCCGTGAAGGGGTTGCTCGAAGGAATTGACCACTTCACGCGGAACGTCAACTATGCGCCTCCACCCGTGGAGCAGGTGGCGAAGTGCGACGGGGATCACCCGATGCCGCCGTGCGCGGATCCTGGGTGCTGGTTGTCGGAGTAAGCCGATGCCTACCTGTGCGGTGAAGTGGTGCGTGGCGCTCGCGGCTGACACTGAGGCGTACTGCGCCGTACACAAGAAGAACCCGACGTTCCATCCCGGCGAGGAAGTCAAGCCGGCGAAGCCGGGAAGTTCCTGTTCGACCTGCGGGGGGACTGGAGACTGCCCCGCGTGCAAGGGTGAGGGAGACTGCCCGCACTGTGGGCACGAGTGCGTAACCTGCGATGGAGACGGGCTCTGCACCGACTGTTCGGGGACCGGAGAGATTCACGATTAGCGCCCCGCATTTCACTTGACATCCGATTCCGGGGCGCGTAGTATCGGCTCGTTTAACTCGAAACCTTCCAAGTGGGGGCGGTGACATGGCGAAAAGGAACGAGGCGGCGGAGTCGACGCAGATTGTCGCTCCAGCGCAGCAAGCGCAGAGTATCGAGACGCTGTTCAAGGTCAACATGCCGGCGATGGCGAAGGCCGCACCGCGCAACGTCGGGGATCCGGCCCGGCTGATCCGTATCGCGTTCAACACGATCTTCTATGACGAGAAGCTGAGGAAGTGCACACACAAGAGCCTCCTGGCTGGCGTCATGGAATCCCTGAAGCTCGGGTTGGCGCTCGGCGGTCCGATGCAAGAGGCGTGGCTGGTGCCGTTCAACGTGAAACAGCCGAACGGCGGGTACCAGATGGAGGCAACCTTCATGGTCGGGTATCAGGGGTACCGCAACCTGATCGACCGTGCGAAGTCCGTCATGGACATGCAGCCTCAACTGGTCTACCAGAACGACTACTTCGAGGCGGAACTGTCGGAACAGAAGCTCATTCACCGTCCCTGGTGGCTCTGCGGCGCGGCCGAGCCCGGAGATGTGGTGGCTGCCTACGTCATGGCGCACCTTCGCGGGGGCGGCAAGCAACTGACGCTCCTGCCGCGCACCGATATCGAGGCGCACCGGAACCGCTCGCGCGCGAAGGACTCCGGCCCGTGGGTGACTGACTTCGGCCCGATGGCACTGAAGACCGTCGTGCGGGTGGCGGCGAAGTATCTGCCGAAGGCATCGGAGGCCATGCAACTGCTGTCGCGCGCGCTCGAACTCGACGACAGGGCGGATCGTGGTGACGGTCAGTGGGGGGACTTCGATCCGGCGAAGATTGGCGTCCAGGTGTTCGACCTTCCGCCGGCCGAGCAGAAGCCGGCGCTCGAAGCCCTGAAGGACAAGCTCTCTGGCGGCGCCCCTGCCGCCACAGCCCCGGCGGAAGCCATGCCGCCGTCCCCGGCGCCTGGGGCTCCTGCAACACCCCCGCAGGACGCTCCAGGCGCTTCTTCGAGCCCGTCGCCGGACGGTGAGGGCTCGGATGTGGTGCGCGGGCTGTTCGAGGACTAGCGGTGTCTCGGCGCAAGGCTGAGGCTGAGTCTGACGAGGCGCCCGAGTCCGAGCCGCTGTGCCAGTTTGGGCGTCCCGTCATCGATCCAGAGTGGTCTGGTGAGGACCACTGTGCGGGCTGTCACGCGGAAACGCTGCGTCTCCTGGCGGAGTTCGAGGCCGATGTCCAGGCCGGTCAGCATGACCGTTTCGGATTCACTCGTGCCGATCTTCGAGACGCGCACGCTCGATTTCCCCTGCTAGTGAAGATGGACTCGTGACATGGGGCTCCTGGGCGGCATCTCGTTGAGGTTCGCATCCGAGTTGGTGAGGCCGCTGAAGCCGGCGGAGCGGCTGATGGCGCTTGACGCGCTGACGCTCTGTGACCCGTTCGGTGTCGCCGTGGTGCCGAAGGCTATCGAAGCGGTCGCTACCAAGCTCGGTTGGCCGTACGAGCGCGGCGTGCTTCAGATCCCGACATGGCCGCTGAAGCCGCCGAATCCGAACGTGCGGCAGCACTGGATCATCGAACTCGGCAATCGGCTGAAGGGGGTCGAGCCCGATGTGGTGGCGCGGCTCGTGCGCCAGTACGCGGTGATGTGGGGCGAGTCAGGGGAGCGTGCCGTCTCTATCGCGCGCTCTGCGGGAGCGTTGCCCGAGTCGGCATTAACAGTTGTTGCGCGCGGATCAACTGTTTCGGCCGCGCGAGAGGTAGTCAGTACTCCAATCTTCGATCTAGTACCAAGTAACGGAGAAGAAGTACCTAGTGGGCGGCGGGGCATGGTGCTGGCGGCGAGGAACTTCCCGCTTCCCGAGGGCGCTCGACTGGTGCACGGGGTCAAGGGTGACTACTACGTGATGCGGGGCCGGGTGGTGTATCCGCCCGAGTTCGAGCGCTTCTGGTCGGTCTACCCGAGGCCCGTGGAGAAGCAAGAGGCGTACGGCGTGTGGCTGGCGATTGACCCGAGCCCGGCGGAGGTCGAAGACATCATCGCGGGCGCGCAACGCTTCGCCGACAATCCGTACACCCATGCGAACGCGCGGCGCATGGTGGTCTATCCGGCGCGCTGGCTCCAGCGAGGTCGCTGGCATGATGCCGAGACGCCGATTCCCTTCAGGACCGAGGAAGAAATCTCGGAACACCTGGAACTCAGGCGCGGCGCGGGCTCACGCTTGCGCTCTGAGGACTTCGAGGACTGAGCCACGAAAGAGAGGGCGAAGATGGCACATTTCGACTCGTTGAGGAATCCCGAGGGGCTGATCTGCAAGGCGGTCGAACCTCCGCGACCCGTGGGCTCGTCGATGGGCACGGCCATGAACGAACTGGACAATTCGATCAACCGCTTGCAGGAGCGCCTGAGCCTGCTGTCCGAGCGTCTGGGTCCGGTGTCGAACAGCACGCCACAGGTGCGCTCCGAAGGGCAGCAGAGCCCCGGCCACGGGGCCGCTCCGCTGACGCGCGGCATCGACTCCATGACCCGACGCATCGACGAAGCGACCGGCCACATCAACGTTTTGATCTCCGAATTGGAGATCTGACATGCTGGCGCGCGTCGGATTCTTCGTGTTCGGCGTGCTGATGATCTTCGGCAGCTTCATCTGCGCGAGCCAGATCTTCACGGACCCGTCAGGGTGGGCAGCGTGTCTCTGGTTCGCCGCAGCGGTCGTGCTGGCCGGCGGCGGGCAGGCTTGCATCAAGGCGTCCAGGTGACGCTGGAGGGCGACGATGGGACGAATGAGAGCGTTCACGGTGTTCTACTACGCGGACGGCGAGATCGCTGACGTGACGGAATCCAACGACTTCAAGAGTGAGACGCCGGATCTCCAGTCGAAGATAGTGGCGGGCGCCGTCTCCGAGTTCAATGCGATGGCGCGGCAGGCGCGGCTGGTGGCGCACGCCTATCTCCGGCGCAAGTCGCAGGAGATCGACGCGAGGCGGCGGGCCGTATGAACGAGAACGAGCGCGACGAGTTCTTCGCGGTTCTCCGGCAAATGCACAACGCCTACCGGAAGAAGATGTCTGTCGACAACGCGGAGATGTGGTTTCAGATCTTCAAGCGGCGGTCGGTGCCGATTGCCGTGTTCCGCAAGGCCGTCATCATGGCGTGCGAGCGCGAGCGCGCGTTGCCGGTGATCTCGACGGTGTTGCGGTACGCCGACGAAGCCCGCGCCATCGTGGAGCGGCGGAGCTTGCCTTCGGGCAGCCCGGAGGCCGAAGCGGTCGAGTGGTGCGGGGTGTGTCAGGACACGGGTTGGGAGCCGTTCTGGTGCGTCGGCCGCGACCACGGGATCCCGGTTGAGAAGCTGGAGCATGACAACGATCACAAGTACGAACTGAAGGAGTGCGGGCGGGACAAACCGCATCCTCCGCACGCCTGGGTCCGGCGGTGTAACTGTCGCGCGACGAATCCGGTCTATCAGCGGCTCAATCCGATCAAGCCGAAGCGGTTCGCGGACGACGAGCTTTCGGAGTGGAAGCGGTGAAGGGCGATACCGAACAGCGGCTCGTTCTGTTCGTGCCGGCGAAGGGCGCGGGGCTGTGTTCCGGGTGCGGGGCGCCTATCGAATGGTACGAGACTCCGGCCGGGCGTCGAATGCCCATGAACGCCGGAGCTACGATGATCCAGCCGGAGACGTGGGATAACGGCCAGTCGGCCGGGCTGTTCTATGCGTCTCAGTCTCATTGGGCCACGTGCCCGGAGCGCGGCCGATTCAAGAGGGATCGATGAACACGATCACGGTGAAGTATTCCTGTGGAGCTTGTGGCATTCATCGGCGAGACGTGGACGTGCCCGAGCGAGAGGACTTGGAGAATGTGCTGGCCTGGATGGACCGGGTTACTCCGGTTCTGGTAGCCGATCACAAGGCGACGAGTCCTGGATGCACGCCACGTGTGTTTACGGAGTTGCTGATCCCAATAACCGGGCGTGGCGCCATCGGTGGGCCTGTTCTCCAATGAGAGGCGATCTAGCGAGCGAATCGCTGGTGTTTGTTCGGGAGAATGCTCTGGGCGATCTCCGGCTGGTGAAGAAGCGGTCGCGCCGGCTATTGGCGGCGGTGAGGGCGAAGATGAGACAGACGCCACAGATGCTTGAGTACTGCGCGATTCCAGGCGACACGATTCAGCGGGCCGAGCGCGCGGCGAAGCGGAGCGGGTGTGCGGTCTGCGGGTCGCCGAAGATCCTTCGGCTGGTGGGCAACGCCGGGTACTGTGGCGCGCACGTCGCTGACGCCTTCGCTGCGGCTCGGGCGAAGATGGGGGCCGATCATGGGCTGGAAGGGTTGGGAGAACTTCGCCGGAGGAAGCGCGGACGCCCCCGGAAAGAAGCTGTCGCGCGGGGCTCGGATGCACGCGAAGCCGGCGATTGTTGACGAGAACCTGACGGTAATCTCACAAGAGCAGGCCAAGGCGTTCGGTGTCGAGGGCACGTTCTTCCACTCGACGAAAGAGGCGAAGCGCTACGTCGAGCTTCGGCGTCTCCAGGATATCGGGGCGATTGCGGGGCTGGAGCGGCAGGTTCGGTTTCCTCTCTATGCGGTCGGTCCCGATGGTGTGAAGGTGCGAATTGGGGTATACTCGGCGGATTTCGTATACACCGAAAGCGGGGCGCGGGTTGTCGAGGATGTCAAAGGACAGCGGCGCCGGGAAGACCTCTATCTTTGGAAGCGGCGGCATCTTGAGATTCAGGAGCGGATCTCGATCCGGGAAGTCTAGTATGACGGAACAGGAGTTGATCCAACTGGTCGCGGACGCGCTGCGGTACGCCTCGGGCGTGGCTGTCGGCCGGAGTGTCGACGGAAAGATCATGGCTCCGGCGGCGGTGACGTACGCGCGCGTTGGTAACTCGGACGACGTGGAGTTCCTGATCAACGGCCGGCGGGTGCGGCTGTCGATGGTCGATATCCGGGCAGCGGCCGACAAGCCGCAGGAAGTCCTGGATCTCGTGCGTGACAAGTATCTGGCGACGGCGCGGGCCGAGCAGGAACGCTGGAAGGAACGCCAGCAGCAAATGAATCAGGCGGTCGATGCCGCCTGGAGGGACGTGGAGCGTAGCGAGCGTCCGGCGTTTTCGCCTCGGGCGGGGCGCACGGTTCGCAGCGTCGAGGAAGCCGCGAAGTTCGGCATTGTTGATGAGGCGTTCAAGAAGCAGATCGCCTCGCTGCGGGATTCGATGAAGTCGGAGGTCGAACGGGCCGAGCGCGAGCGTCGAGAGATGGACGCGAAGCGGCGAGCGGAAGCAGAGCGGCTTCAGCGGTTGATCGAATTGGAGGCGGAAAAGCTGATTCGGGCCGACAGGCTTTACACCACTCGCCCGTCGAAGGTGGGCGTGGTGCGTAGCATCCCGGAGGCTCAGAAGCCGGCGCCTATCGCAGCGCGGCCGGCGATTGAGGAAGACGGAAAGCGGAAGTTCTTTCTGGATTGAGAGGCGACACGATGAATTTCGAGAAAGGCAAGCATCTCGGCTACGCGGCGGGCATCGGGCACGGCGGGGTTCCCCACGTCGTCCAGGTCGAGTACACCGTGACCGCGCGGACGGTCAGCTTCTCCGAGAGGCTGGAGGCGTTCGGTTATCACTCGCGGCTCGACCGCACCACGTATGACGAGCGGCACTTGCGCTTGCGCGTGGGCGAGACGCCACGGGAAGCCATCCAGGGCGCCATCCGCGAGCGCGAAGCGGAGATTCGCACGCGGGCGATCACCGCGAAGACCGAGGAACAACGGCTCGACCGCGAGATCGAAGCGCTGAAGGCGAAGCTGAGGTCGGACCTGTGAGCGTCGTACCCATCATCGGCCACTCGTGCGCGAACTGCGGCCAGATCGTCCAGCGTAATCCCGATGCGAAGGGGATTGCGTACGCCACGTCCTTCGAGTTGGAGGGCGGGACTCAGCCGGGCAGGGTGCCTGGGATCGTGACGCTCCAGGTGGGCGTGTTCCGAAGCGAAGGCGAACCGATGCTGCTCTGCGACGGGTGCATGGGAGCCGTCCTCAAGGCTACCTGCGAGAGCATCCTGAAGGACATGGAGGATATCAGTGAGCAAGGCAAAGAGTCAGCATATCGCCACTGAAGCTACGCCTGGGCTCAAGGGCGCGGCGTGGCAGAGCGGGCTCGACGCGGGGCGCAGCTTCGTCGGCCGCTACGCTCCACGAAACCCGTACGAGGGGCACTATCCGGGCGTGACCGATGGCGTTCGGATGATCCTGGAGTCGATCTGGAAAGAGGCGTACGAGCGCGGCTGCGCGCAGCGCGCGGAAAAGGAGGCGAGTGATGGTGCGACCAATCAGGGCTGACGTGGTGCCAGCCAGCAAGGGGCGGTACCGCTTTCGGTTTATCGCCGGCAACGGCAAGGTGCTTGCGGTGAGCGAGTCGTACGCCAGGAAGCGGAAGGCCCGAGAAGCCCTGCGTACGATCATCGAGGGCGTTGGTTCGATGAAGATCATCATCAACGCGTACTGATGAGCGTGAGCATCTTGTGGCACACGTGGAAAAGGCCCGCTGTTGGGCGGGCCTCCTTCCATCCGGGGTATGTCTGGGTGTGTGTTGGTCTTGTTACCCTTGTCCGTTGTTGGACTCCCCGGCACGCTCGGCGATAGTCTCGATGAGGCTGTCGTACTTCCCCTTCAGTTCTTCGATCTTCGCGTCGTCAGCGCCGTTCGAGCGCGCGAACGCGATGATGTCTCCGATGGCGGCGAAGCCGGTCGAGAACAGTGCTGAACCGAGCTTCACGTAGAGTTCGACCTTCGCGGGATCAACGGCCACGGCGTCACCCTCCAATCAGTAGCGTGAGTGCGAGCGCCGCCTGTTGAGCCCGCGCGATAGCTTCCACGAGCGAGGCTTTCGCCGGGCTATCGGGTATGACCGCTGACACCGTGAGCAGGAGATCGCTCAGTTCCTTGACGAGCTTCGGAATCTCCTTCGGCAACGGCGCCTTGCCATTCCAGGTCGAAAGAACGTCGTTCAGTTCCTTGCCGGTGCGCGCCACGGGCAGGAGCTTCTTGTTGATCTCGCGGCTCTGGTCCGGCGACAGGACGCCCGCGCTCGTCAGCGTGATCTCGGCGGCGGAGATTGCTTTGATGCTCTCGTAGAGCGCGGTATCGGCGGTCGTTAGGACGTGCTTCGGCCCGCCCGCGCTGGCGCATCCCGTCTGTCCCGCGAGCAGGAACACGGCGAGGAAGACGCCAATCCCCAGGCGATTCGGGTCAGCGATGGAATCGGGCTTCGTCTTGCCCTTCAGCGGCGACGAGCCGAGTTGCGCTGAGACGACAGATAGGACGTAGCCGGCAGCCGCCAGCCAGTCGTAGTACCCCCATTCCATGAACGGCTTGGTTCCGGTGAGGAACAGCACGAGTCCGGCCAGCACGCCAACAATGAGCAGAATCGAATCGCGCGTCATGTATGCCCTCCTGGTTATCGGCGCATGAGATTGTAGACCGGGCCGACGCGGGACTCAACCTGCCAGCCGCTCGCCGGCTCGAAGTCTTCCGAGCGATTCGGCTGAATGACGACGGCGGTTGCGTGTTCGCCGGCAATCATCGCGTACACCCGGAGCGCGTCGTTCTTCCACTTCAGCGGGCAGTCGGCCATCCCCGAGCGCGTGTAGCGGCCGACGAGGTACATGTCGACGGGCACGGCGTCCCACGCCTTCACAATGGCCCAGACGCATTCCTGCTCGAAGCCTTCGGGCACGCGCGTCCTGAGCCCGTAATCGCCGTGGACGGTCGAGCCGGCGGCGAACAGCATGGCGGCGGCTTGCTGCTCGGCGTGCGCCTTCGGATCCATGCTGCGGCGTCCCGGTTCCTCGACGCCGATCCCCATTGGCTCGTCATTGAGCGCCGGCATCGGAATCGGCTTCATGTTTGCCGTCTCCGGGTTGTTCGGATCCTTCGTGTACCCGAGGCGCGTGATCTCCAGAAGATCCTTGCCGCCCTTCCGCATCCACTCGGCATCGCGGGGCGCGTGCAGCGTGAAGTAGTTGCGGTGGTAGTAGAAGCCCTCGTCGCCGTTGATGCGGAACTGGTAGTCTCCGAGCGCTAGGTGCACTACGTCAGAGTGCGGGGTGATCGCGTTGGCGTCGATCTGGTTGACGGCGTGGAAGGGCTCGTTGCACGCCTCCATGAAGTTCCGCAAGCCGAAGCCGCGCATCATGTCAGCCACGTCGCGGGTATAGGCGATCTGGTCGTACTGATCGGGCATGAGCGCCTTCGCGTCGGCGAGATTCGTCCACTCGACGCGGAGCCCCCAACTGTTCGTCCACTTCAGGAACGCCTCGATCTGCCGGATGTAGGTGTCCCACGCCGAGCGCGGGCCTGGGCCGAACCTCACGTCGGGCCAGTTGATCATCCCGAACACGCGCACGGTGTTGAATCCGTTGGAGAGCGCCCACTTCACGAACTGCTCGGCGGCTGCCAGTCCGTTGAGCCACTGGAAGTACAGCAGGAACGCCGACGTGCAGCGGTACTTCCAAAGCCGGCCGTCCTCGCGGAACGTGATGCCGTCGATGGTCAGGGGCGCTAGGTTGGCCCCCGGAGGCGTCGTCGGCGGGTCGGGCACCTGGGGCTGGTCGGGGTTCTGGTCGACGCCTGACGCCCAGACAGGGCGCCCGTTGGCCCCGTACACCACGAGGTTGCCGTCATTCTGCATGACGAGTTCGTATCGTCCGTCTTGTGAGCGCAGTCGGTCGGTCATGGGTAGGTGGTTCCCTTCTTCGGCTGGATGTGGAGATGCGCGTTGGGGGTGCCGGGGTCTTCGTGCAGGACGGTCCAGCGCTCGCCGAGAACCGTGCGGAGTTCAGAGGCGAATCGTTCCACGCCGACAAAGACATCCGAGTGCGCGGTGTAGAGGTCGAGCGCTTCGTTCTTGTAGTGGCGGGAGTTCTTCGAGTGCTTGCCGTTGAGGATGGCGGTGATGTAGATCTCGGCGGGCTGCGGTGAGGGCCAGCGTGAGGCCACATCGTAGACCGCGCCGAACATCCGAACGAGAGCGGGGGTCAGTTCCGTAAAGCGTACCGCGTCCGTCGCCAGAACGCGCATGGGTTACTCCTTGCCTTGACAGGCTGCCCTTCCTTGCTCGGTGGATTGCTGCGAGACGCAGATCATCCTGAGCAGGCGATTCGTTTCCTTGCCGATGGCGATATTCTCGGCCAGCTTTTCCATTGTCGCCGCGTTATGCGACGACTGATTTTGTAGTACCTGCGACAACTGCGCGGTGTTGGCCGCTGCGGTGGCCTTCAGGTTGACCTCGGAATTGTAGACGGTTCCGAGTGCGATGAGCGATGGCACGCCAAGCAAAAAGGCGACTCTCGCCCACACGGGAATGCCGGCCCACGCCGAGTTGCCGTTCCCGTTGCCGTTGCCGTTGGCTTCCTGTTTCATGTCGTCATCGTCCGGTGGCGGCAGTTGAAACTGAGGCGCGGGTACCAGATCGCCGCTCTCGGCGTCGTAGTCCCACACGCCTTGGTCCTTGGCGGGCTTCTTCGCCATCGCCTACCTCATTTCGAGTTCTCGCACTTTGGCGCCGTAGGCATCCTCGTACGCCTTGCGGCTCTTGGGATCCATCCCGCTCACGAGCTTCTGGAATCGGGTCCGATTCTTCCCGCTCCAGAGCGCGCGCCGCTGGCGCTTGGTCAGTTGCATCGAGAGCCGGCGCGCTTCCTCCACGTCGCCAGCGTCCAGTGCCTTGAACACGTCCTGCTTGACGGCTCCGACCGTGCGTTTCTGGCGCGCGGTATCCCTGGCGTAGTCGCCCTGAAGCGAGTCGTACACTCGCTGGAGTTCGACCTGTCGAGTTGACTTCAGCCCAAGCAGACTCATGAGGTCTTCCGGGAGCGTGTGCGGTACGGCGGTTCCCGAGGGAGTGTGTCGCACGTGCACGCCCGTCAGTTTACCCTGTTCCGCTGCGCCTCGCATCTCGTTCAGCGTGTCGAGCGCCTTGATCGGGTAGCGGCCGAAGACCATCGCCGCGAGATCTGGGGCCACTGGCGTTTCCGAGCGTCCGGTAGCGACCTCCAGGCCGCGCTTCACACCACGCACCACGGGGAACACGTCTCCCGCTTCGGCGCCTGCGATCTTCGAGAGGTTCTTGTCCCAATTCATCGGGTTGATGTCGAGCCCGAGTGGACGCGCGCCACCGATGAGCAGGTTTTCCGTCGAGATGCCCGCGAGACTGCCGGCGCCGATGAGCCCGGCAATCGTGCCGAGCAGACGAGCCTTGCCTTCGGAGTTGCCCGGCTTCGTCAACACGTCCGTCATGTGTTCGAGGAACAGCGTCGGGTACTTCATGAACGGACGAAGGAGTTGCGCGACAGGCCCGCGCCAGTGCGGGTTCGAGCCGAGCATCCCGGTAGCGCCCTGCGTCTTGTTGACGACATCCATCGCCCAATCGAAGGCTGCCGCTTCGGTGGCGCCCTTGGACATCGCGTATTCGGCCGCGCCGAGGAAGACGCCCCGGCGATTCCAGGAGTCGGTGCCCCTGAGCAGCGCCATCGGGTCGATGCCCTTGTCCTTGAGGTTCTGGAAGTGTTCGGCTGCCTTCTGGAGCTTCGGGTTCTTGAACCGAGTGCCCTTGTACGTGATTTCTTCCGTGAGGTCGAGCGGCTTGTCGAGTTGCACCACGTCCGACCGGCGCCAGTTCTTCGCGGTGCCCCGCGTCGAGCGTCGGAGTTCCTGGCTCGCCTCGTCGACGAGCATCTTGAATCCCCGGTGCAGGAACTTCGGCGGGACGTGCGACAGGGCGAGGATCGGCTGTGTGAGGTTCTGGGCAGCCGTGTCCACGCCGAAGCCGACGAGCGTGCGATAGGTCAGGCTCGTGACGCCACGCGAGATCTTCTTCAGCGTGCCGAGTGGCACTCGACCGGCGAGCGCTTCTTCGGCCTGGGTCATGTCGCCGCGCAGATCGGCGGCGAGCGCGCGCATGAACTTCGCCTTCATCTGCGGAGCGGTCTTGGCGTCGGTGTCGAGCTTCTTCCAGATCGACCCGAAGTGGCGCTTGCGTGCGGCGTCGAGTTCCTGGGGCGTGCCCTTGAATCCCTTGTTGTGGATCTCGGCGGAGAAGCCCCGCTGCGCCTTGTCGAGTTCACGGCGATACTCCGGCAGGTTGCGCTGGACCGTGCCGAACATGTCTTCGAGCAGGGTGAGATCCTTGCCCTGCTTCGAGGCGAAGACTTCGGCGGTGCCCTTCGGAGCGGTCGGCGGCGTGCGGCCCGGCTCGATCTTCCGCTTGTCGGGCTTCGGCGGCTGCATCTCGAAGACGTTGCCTGCGGCTTTCTTGGCGCTGCGGAGTCCGAGGCGCGCGAGATTCTTCAGTTCAGGAGCGAACGCGCCTGCGGCCATGCCGGAGAGGATCCAGGCCCAATCGCGCTCATCGTTCGGATCGCCCTGCGCGGTGGCGAATCCGGCGAGTCCTCCGGTCGCGGCGTAGCCGAGCCGGTGGAACAGGAGATACCGCAGATCGTCCTTGTTGGTGAACAGCGACTCCAGGATCTTGTCGACGATGACGTGAGGCAGCGGCGTCGAGTAGAGCGTCGTGCCTCCGGGCGTCTCGCGCGGCGGCTCCACGAACTCGTCACCCTGAGCGGCTTCGCCCCGCGTGCCCTTCTTGAGCGCGCGGTTCTGCCATCGCTCGGCGGCGGTCTGTTCGTGCGCCGAGAGGTATAGCAGGGCTTCGCGGTCGCCCTTCTGCGCGGCGGCGTTGATCTCGTCGAGCGCTTCGATGTAGTCGGCGTCGATGGGGACGTTGGTGCGCGCGTCTTTCCACGATTCGCGCGCGGGCGGCAACACTTCGCCGAAGTCTCCACGCGCGGCCAGTTCGCGCACGCGGTTTCCGAGGATCGAGTCGAGCTTGTTCTTCGCCCAACCGATACGGCCTTCTTCGGTGCGGCGCGCGAGTGGCGCCGGAGCCTCTGTCGCGGGACGTGGCGGCGCGTCGGCGGTGACGCCGGGCTCGGGCAAGTCTGCGGTCAGCTTGGCGCGCACGTCGGCGGGCAGTTCGGCTCCGACCTTCGGCACGTCCACGTTGACTCGAACATCTTTGGCCTTCGCTGCGGCCACACGTTCGCCGCCCTCAGTCTCCAGCGCTTCCTGCATCGCGCGCACCTGATCCGGGGTGGCGCCGAGTGCGCGAGCCTGGGCGAGTAGCCGGCCGCGACGGTCGGCGGCGCGCGTGTTCTGTTCCACCGTGCGCCGCTGGAGGTTGTCGGTCAGTTCTCCGCGCAGAAGCACCTCGATGTCGGCCTGAGCCTGGGCGACTTCGGGAGACGGAGGCGCCGGAGCGGGCGGCTCCTGTGGCGGCACAAGGAGTCCTTCGAGGTCGCGCTCGGGGCTCGTGGCGTACAGGTCTTCGGGAATGATGGCGTCGAGGTTCGACGACTCACCCGGAGTGATGGCGCGGACGTACGTGCCTTGCTTCCCTGACTTGGAGTTCTTGACCATGCTGATTCGGCCATCGGGCAGCACGGAAAACTCGAAGTCTCCAACCGTGGCGACGGTTCCGGTCGGCTTGAGGGGACGAGCCCCGCCCGGAGTCTGCGCCGGCTCAACCGGCGGCGGGCCTGCCGCTGGCTCCCCAGAGAGAGGCGCCGGCTCCGAGCGGGTGAGCAGGGCGGCGGCTTCGGCTTCGGCCTCTGCCGGCGTCATCAACACGTTGCCGTCTTCGTCGATGAGATTCTTGAACCAACGCTTCTGGCTCCCCCGGTACTTGTAACCGGCGTCGGTGAGCGCCTTCCGTACTTCGGGGGTCGCGTTTTCCTTCGTCAGTTCGACAAAAGCGTAATCCTTGTCAGCCGGGGCGAGATACTGGCCGAGGTCGGCTTGCTTGGCCGGCGTCTTCTTCCGGTAGCCCACGGGCACCACGTCATCCGGGACCGCTGCGGCCGGCGGCGTAGGCGGCTCCAGGAGCGATGCGAGCGAGGGGGGCACCGGAGGCACGTCCGGGGCGGCGTTCGCGGCAGGCTGAGGCGCTGGCGCGGCCGGCTGCCCGGTTTCGGGCGGGTTGAGCAAGTCCGTGAGGCTCGCGGGAGTAGCCGGGGGTGGCGGGGCAGCCGCATCGAGGTCGGCGGGGTCGAATCCGAGGGCGGAGGCGTCCTGAATCCACCACTGGTTGCCCGGTCGGACGCCCATCATTTCCAGCACGTCGTTGAGCGGCGGGCGGTAGCCGGTTTCGGCCTCGAACTCGGCCTGCCACTCGCGGGCGGTCGGCGTCAGTTCGTCGAGGGCAGCCTGAAGCTCGGCGTCCGTTCCGGTGAAGCCGTCCTGTCGAGCCTGACTTCCGTGCCGCCCGTAGTCAGGCGATTCGGCAGCTTGTCCAGGCCGAACTTCGCCAGTGACTCCCGCATCGCCTGGGGCGCGGGGGTTCCCGAGTCCATCAACCGTTTCATTTCCGAGAATAGCGCCGAGCGGGTCAGCATTGGTCGCTCCCTGCTGTTTCTGGTAGAACGCAAGACGTTCCTCGCCGGTCATCATCCCGAGTCGGCGATTCTGGTCTTCTGGGGTGAGGGACGCCCATTCTTCGGGCGTCATGTCGCGCGTGTTCTTCACGGGCGGCTCGAAGACGGACTTCGGCGCGTCGACGGCGATCTGCTCGTTCGGGACTTCGATGTACCGCGCCTCCGAAGCGCCCTTCACGCCCTGGATGAGCACGCGGCTGGTCGTGGGGTTGCTGCCGACGATCTGGGAGCCGGGCGGGATGGCTCCCCAGGCTCCGGGCTCGGCCGGACGGACGATGGTACCGCGCTCGAATGGGCCTCCGCTCCACGTCTGCTCGTACGCGGCCGCTTCGTCGGCTGCCGCCTGTTCTTCGGCCGCGCGGCGCTGCTCGAACTCCGCCTGACGCGCGAGACGCGCTTCTTCTGCGGCCTGCTTCGCGGCGGCTTCTTCAGCGGCAACGCGCTCCTGGTACCGCGCCATGCGTGCGCGGGGATCTTCGGGCGTCATTTCCGCGCGGCCGGCGCCAGTCTCGTCGTACTTGAATCGGATGCTGGCGGGATCGGCTCCGCCAGCGAGCAGGCGTTCGAGATCGGCGAAGGCAGCGCGCTCCGCCGGGGAATCGAGCGGCGTCGGCGGCAGTTCGGGCGCGGGCGGTCGTTCGCCGCCGAACAGAGCAAGATCCTCCGGAGACAGGTCGCTCGGTGGGGGCGGTGGTTCTGGCGACGGGCCTTCGTAGAGGTTCTTCCGGATGCCGCCGTACCACTCGTCGGCGGGGGTCCGAGTCGGGGGCCACGTGCGACGGTTCGGCCCGATGGCGTCTTCGATCTCCCACGGCTGGAGCTTGGTGGCGTCGGTCGGCGCGAAGCGCGGGTCCGGCGTGTAGTCATCCGGCGGGCGCTCGCCCTCGATGGCGAAGCGCTGCGGACGCGCGCGGAGCGCTGCGGCTGCCTCTCCGATCACGGAGCCGCCCGCGCCGAAGGCCAACCCGTACTTCCCGCCCTGCTTTGCTTCTTCGAGCGCCTGTTCTGGTGACGGGAGCGCGTCGAGGAACGAGCCTTCCTGGTCGTAGCGCTCTGCGATGCCGCTGGTCACGGCTCCAACTGCGCCCTGAGCGCCGCCGATGCCGGTGTTGATGACGGTGCGGCCGAGCGCCTGGACTGCGGGAGAGAAGCGCTGGAGCGCCTTGCCTCCATATCCGGGGATGGCGCCGAGCCCCGCCTGGAGGAACACGCTCGACGGCGAGAAGCTGTCGCGCTGTCCCATCGCACGCTCATACAACTGCGCGAGAACTTCGCCGCCGGCCGATCCGAGTCCTCCGCCGATAGCCGCTCCAGGCACGGCGCCGACGCCGGCTCCAGCGGCGCCGATCCCTCCGCCGATGTAGGTGCCGAGTACCGATGGCACTACACGAAGGCCCGTCGCAATCCAGTCTGGGCCGGCGCTACTGTGCTGTTGCTTCCACAGATCTTCGGCCTGATTGTCCTGCTCCCACTCGTCGATGTCCTGCATCGTGAGATCGGGATTCTCCAGCATCGCCATTTCGAGTTCGGTGCTGGAGATCGAACCATCGGGGCGCCGAGTGAGCCGCAGTCGGCTCTTGCGAACCGGCGGCTGGTCAGCCCCGAGCGTCAGGTCGTTGAGGTCTGCCATGATCGCACCTACCGCACAGCGTAGCCCTTGTCGATGAGCCCCTGGCGAATCGCGGCACCGCCCGCGCCGGCGGTCGGGTTGCCGTAGTGAGCGGCGAGCGCTTCGTTGATCTTTGCCTCGTAGTACTGGCGAAGGTTGTCATAGTTGGGGTTCATCTGGTCGAGCCCCTGGAGCGTCCGATGCAGCCCGCGAATGTTCTCTTGTGCCACGGGATCTTTGATCTGAAGCAGCGCGGCCTGGATTTTCGCATCGCGGTTGATGGCGGCGACGTCAACCTGACCCTGCGCGCGCGCCTGTGCCGGCGCCTCGGCGAGTCGGCGCTTGTACTGCCGCATGTCTGCGGCAATCGGATCCTGCCACTGTTCGGCTTCGAGATCCCATTCCGCGCGGCCACGGTTGAGGATCTGGTCGCGTTCGAGCGGGAGTCCTTCGCGGCCCAACTGCTGCGCGGCGCGTCCCTTGGCGAGCATGTCTTCGGTCGCCTGTCCGCGCTGGTACTGGTCGCCGATGAAGCCCTCGCGCGGGTCTTGCGAGATCACCGCATCTCGGCGCGCGGCTTCGGCGCGTTCGCGTCCGGCTCCAGCCTCGGCCATCGCCTTCTCGAACAATGCCTTCGAGAGCGCTCGGTCGCGGTACTCGTCTTCGCCGCGCAGCACCGTGAACGCCTTTTGTCCGAGTTGCTGGACAGCGGGAGAGGCGCCCGCCGCCGGCTCTGGCGAGTCGATGACGCGGCTCGTGCCGGCGCGGAGATCGAGTTGCCCGGAGCCGCCGCCGATGGCATCGCGGAGGCGCGCGATCTCGCCTTCGCGGTTCATCTTGTCCGCGTACGCTCTCCAGGCGCTCGAACCGACGCCGTTCATCATGAAGCCCTTGTCGAGCCCACGGTCGGACGTGTTGGTGAGATCCTGGAGCCGCTGATCTTCGGCTTCGGTGAGCCGCTTCTGGAGGATCCTCATGCTGGTCGCGCGGCTTTGGGTCGCCATAACCCCTCCTGCTGTTCTCTCTGCGAATCGTTAGAAGCCGAGCGAGCCGCCATCGGCGCCCGGAGCGCCAGCCCCGCCACCGTGCATCCGACCGCGCAGCGCCTTCAACGCGGGTCCGAGGTCGCGGAGCGACGAGGCGATCTCGGTGGCCTGGGGAGCGCCTTCGCCGACTCCGTACGCGGAAGGATAGCGCGGAGTGGGGGCGGCGCTGCCGATAATCTGCGGATTCGCCGGAGCCGGCGTCTGCGGGGTGACGCTCGCCACACTCGGCGCGGCCGGCGGCTTCGGTTGCGGCGCGGCGCCCTGCTGACGCTGCGCGAGCATCTGGCGAAGGCCCGCGAACAGGCTCATCGGGTCGAACGACGGGTTGCCGGTGGGCGGTCCAACCGGCGCGGTCTGCGTGGCCTTCGGGTCCATGTTGGCTCCTAGTACGAGCGCTTCCTGAGCGCCACCATTGATTGCCGGTTTCCGCCGGATGCGGGGGCGCCAATCCAGGCGGCGCCGGTCGTGCCCTTGGTGCCTACGATGGCATCGGTCGAGGATGCGGTGCCCGATGGCGCTGCGGTCTGTGTCGCTCCCGCGAGCGGCGTCGGCGTGGCTGCCGGAGCCGTGGTCGTTGCCGGCGCGGGAGTTGCGGCAGGCGCGGGCGCCGGAGCCGGGGCCGGCGTAGGAGCCGGAGGCGTCGGCTGCGGAATCGGGACCGGCTGCGCGACGGGTTGCGGCTCTGGCTCGGGGGCGCGCTGAGGTTGAGGCGTCGGTGTTGGCGTCGGTGTCGGGGTCGGTGTTGGCGTCGGCGTCTGCACCGGCTGGACGGGCTGCGACAGGTTCGCCCACGGGGACACCTTCGCGTACGTGTACGACGGCATCACGTAGCCGGCCATGATTAGTACCTCAGCCCTTGGTTGAGCAGTTGCGAGAGCGAGAGCGCGAGATTGATGTTCTGTCCGCGCGTCGACGAAGCGAGGTTCGCGCCGAACTGGTCAGCGGCCGTGCGCGCGCCAGCTTCTTCCGTGGCCTGCTGCCTCGTGAACTCGCCGAGCCCCCCGGCCCCGCCTCCGATGATGTCGGCGAGTGCAGTCGCTTCCATGCCTGAGCCCTGGAGCCCCCGAGACGACATGGCGTTCTTGAGTCCTTCCATCGCCGCAGAGATCGTGCGGGCCTGCTGGTCTTTCGCGCGGCCGAAGGCAGCGTCGTATGCCGTCTTGTCGAACGTGTAGCCGGGCGTGGCAGCCGGCGTGCCGGTGACGCCGAGCTTGCCGAGCGTGGCGTCGATGTACTGCTGGTTCGCGCTGCGGTCGGAGAGCGCGGCCTGTCGTGCCTTGTCACTCGCGGCGGCGTCGAGCGCGGCCTTCTCCTTGAGTGCCTTCAGCGCGAGTTCGGATTCGAGATTCATCTTGTCGCGCCACTCGGCGTCGGACATCGTGCCAGAGCCTCCGCCCGACGACGACGAGACGCGCACGCCGGCCGGCGCTGCGTTCAGGAATTGCTCGGTCGTCTGACCGCCCGACGCGAGAACGCGCTGGCGCTCGGATTCCTCGACGGAAGGAGACTTGTGTTCCTCGCGGTTCACCACTTCCCACGATCCGAGGGGCGCGTTGTAGCGCTCGGTGAGCTTGTTCCACGAGCCATCGGGGAACGTCTCGTTGCGGCTGCGCGTGGTGCCGTTGGCGACGGCTGTTTGGCTCTGGGGAGCGCCCACGGCAACGCCGGTCGTCGCCCCGCTGGTCTGGGGCGGCTTCGGAGCCGGGTTGTAGGTGCCGAGTCCGTAGCTGAAGGACATAGCGTTACCCTTCCTCTGTGACCTCGAAAGTGGTGTCGTTGAACGTCACCGACGAGTCATCCTGCAAGCCGAGTTCCTTGGCGAAGGCCAGTCTCCGCTGATAGACCGCCTTGGCTCGCTCCAGGGCGATCTGCGCCTGGAGTTCCGCGATCTGCTGCTCGCGCATCAAGGCGCGTAGTTTCCAGTACTGCAAGGGCTCCAGGATCATGTTACCTCTACCCCGAATAGGTTGAATGAGAGCGTGGCGAGCGTGGCGTACACGCGCACCTTGTCCGTTGTGGCGAGCGAAATGCCAAGGTGCCACGTGTGCGACGTGTTCCCGCCGATTGGCACGTCGTAGAACAGGTACTGTTTCGTGGCGTCGGCCGCGCCAGCTACGGCGACGGAAATGCGATACGTCGTTGGTGTCGCGCTGCGGTTGCAGACGACGAGATGCGAAAGCATCGCCGATGTCGACGCCGGCACCGTGTAGAGGTCGGTGAGCGTCGTCGCGCCAGGGTCGAGTTGCCCGAGAACCTTCAGCGTGTCAGCCATTGACCCCGAAGCCTCCAGCGATGATTGCCCGAGCCCAGAGTGTCGTTGCCGTGCCGTTGATGTTGGCAGTCACGATGCCCTTGAAAAACGTGTCACCGTTGCCTTTGATCTGCCAGAGCATGTTCGTCAGATTATAGTCCCAACCCTGCACGTGGACGTGTGCTGAGGTCGATCCCGCTGCGAGCCTGAGTCCCGGTCCCGACGAGGACGAGTTGTTGATGCGCGCGGCCCAGTACGCCGACGCGCTACAGTCGATCTCAAAGAGCGAGAAGCCGGTGTTGAACAGCTTGATCTGCCCGACCGACGCAATCGTGACGGTGGCGCCGTTGGTGAAGTTGTAGATGCCAGAGATGGACTCGTTGGCGGCTACCCGAGCGAGGATCGTTCCGTCCGAGATGGCCGACTCCACGATATTCGTGAGCGCGGATCCGTCCGTGCCCCACGCCACATCGGTTGATCCGGAGCGGAGGAACGAGCCGTTCGATCCCTTCGCCAGTCGGCTCCACTTCGGCGTCGAGTTGCCGATAATCACGTCGCCACGAACGACGGTCCCGGTGAGCGTGTCGGAGTGGGTGTCGGACTGAAGCAGGTTGTGGAGTAGCTGTCCCCAATGCGGCGCGGCTCCAGGCCCGCCGGAGATGAGCGCGTAGCCAGCCACTCCCGAGGCGAGACGCGCCCACGTTTCTTCGGAGTCGGCATACAGCATGTCGCCGATGGTGAAGGGGTCCGCGCCCTGGTCCGTTCCGCCGTGGATGCCCTGAAGCACGCCGTCCGTGAAGAACGACGATACTTCCGTCGCGTGCAGATCGGCGAACAGCCGGTCGAAGTTCGAGTTGATGTTCTCGATCTGCTGCGCGGTCAGCGGGAACTGGATGTCGTAGAGCTTGGCGCGGGCGCGTTTTGCCATCGCTAGTCCCTCCCGACCGGATGGAACGGGACTTCGAGCCCGTAGACGCGCACCTTCTGTGCAGCCTCAGCGTTGCGGAGGTTGAGCTTCAGGAATCGCCCCGTGCCGAGGATGCGTCCGCGCAGTCGTCCTTTCGTGAGGTCGAAGCTGATGGCGGCGCCAGCCGACGCGCCGATGTCGCCGACGTAGGGCGTGATTGTGAGCGTGCCGGCCGCTTCAACGCGCGCGCGCATGGCGAGTTCCCCGAACAGTTTGATATCGTCGGGCGCGTCCATGTGGAGATGCGCGAGATCCACGTCGAAGTCGATGGCGGTGCCGTCGTCCGAGGCGGTCGCCTGATTCTGGTTGTAGACGAAGCCGGCCGTCGAGCAGATGATCGGCACGAGCAGGTCGTTCGTATCCTCGATCCACGAGGCGTACGCGGGCGTGAAGGCGTCGGTCTTGTGCGGCCCGGTCCAGGTCTTCCTGGTCGTCGAGTACGATAGCCACCGATTGACCACGCTTCCGCCGGCTGCCGGCAAGAACAGGTCGTACGTGTCGAGCAGCGGGTTCCACGAGGCGAAGGCGTTGGGAAACTCCGAGCGGTTGAACACGTCGCTCGTCGTGAAGTACGGATGCAGGCGTTCTCGGCTGACGCAGACCACGCCCTCCGGCCCCCACGAGTAGACGCCATCTTCTCCGAGCCAGTACGCCACGTCTCGGATGACGACAACGGTATCCTGCGCGACACAGCCGATGTTCTCGGCGAATTTGATGATGTTCCAGTTGTCGGGGTTCGAGCCGACGAGTTTCCAGGACACGTCACGCTTGAGCAGGCCGAGTTCGTCGCGTCTGGTGGCGAAGGCGGTCATGCCCATTTCGTCAGAGTTCACCGGAGGCACGTCGAAGAAGTTGCCAACCGGGAACTGGTAGGAGCTTCCATCCTCGCCGTAGTACACACGGTCCACAAGCTGATTGCCGCGAAGGAACAGGCGGTTCTTCCAGCACGTAATCAGTTCGCACGTTTCGCCGGGCATCGTGCCTGGAGGGTTGCCCTGGAGCGGGGGCGCCGCGACGAGCGAGAGCGAGGCGTCGGGCAAGTCGTCGATGACGGTGATCTCGGTGTTGTTGTCGATGACGTACCACGGGTAGTACACGTCGCCCGGCCCGGATGTGGTGCGGTAGAGAATGCGTCCAGTGATGGACTCGTCCGAGATGGGAATAGCGCGAGCGCGGAGTTGTTGGGTGCTGAGTGAGGCAGAGGCTTCAGACTCCGGGCCGAGCGGCGATTCGTTGATGATGTTCCCTTCGGCGTCGGCGAGGTAGTACGACACCTTCACCTTGTAGGCGCCATTGAGCAGGCCCGAGCCAGAGGCGTCGAGGATCGGCGCGTAGGCGGGCGGGCGGAGTGCCTGGGTGCGGACGGTCAGCGTCTCGTCGATCCAGAGGTTTCTGGTCGGAGAGCCCACCATGATCGTCTGCTTGCCGATGGTGGCGAAGCGGGCGCGGCGCGCGGCGAGCGTTACGGTCGAGGGAATCGTGATTGCGCTCCACGTCCCATCGGCGTTGAGCTTGTAGAGGCTCGTGCCGCCTTGTGTGAGGTAGTAGGGCACGCTATTCCTCCGTCGTGATGATCGCCGCCTGTCCAGTGAAGCCGGCCGCTGCGCTCTTAACGACACTCCAGGTGCCGGGGCTGGCGCCGGGGACGCGCTTCAGGATGTTGCCGTTGCGCGTCGGCTCAGAGCCCGTGTCGATGACGTACTGATTCCCCTTGAACGTGACGCACGTTGTAATCTCCGACCCGTCCGGATGCCGGCCGATGAGCGTGTTGAGGTTCGCATCCGAGAGGTCGTCGGCCCATGTCGTGCCGCCGTCAGCGGACGCACGGATCGTCGTGGTGGTCGTGCCGGACGTGCTGGCGCGGAACGCGAAGATCTTGCTGTCGAAGCTGAACGGCCTGAAGTAGCCGGCATAGTTGGCGGCAACGATGGTGTCAACGGCTGTCCACACGCCATCGGCCGAGCGGCGGTAGATCGCCTTGGGCGTCACGCCCGAGTCATACATGAAGGTCGCGTACAGGAATCCGGCGTGAACACAGATCCCCATCCCATACGTGCCGCCAGCAACCTCGAAGTCCTTGATCCAGGTCGTATCAACGCCTGGGCGAATGCGGTAGACCGCGCACGTCTTCGCGCCCGCGTACTCGTTCGTGATCGCCCACAGCTTGTTGCCCCACGAGGCGAGGAACCACGGGGCTCCGCGATTGGACTCGGTGCCGGTTGCCCACGTCGCGCCAGCGAAGGAGTTTCCAACGCGGCGCATCTGGCCCGAGAACGGGTCCAGGCTCCACACGGTACCGCGTCGAGTGGCCGAGTCGTCCAGGGATGTGAAGTAGAACAGCCCTTGGAACTTCGTTAGGAATCCGACCTCGATGCAGTTGGTCAGGGTCGTGCCTGCGGCGATCTGGATCTGCTGGTTGAACGGCACCTTGCCGAACAGGTAGTCGTTGGTTCCATCGAACAGGCGCACGGGTGGCGCTGAGTGGCCCGCCGTGTTGTAGATGATGTAGTCGTTCGATGGGTAGAGCATCCGGTCCCGGATTGCCGCTCCGCCCGCATTCATATACAGCGCGTACTGAGCGCGGCGCGACCGCCTCATGCACGGGCCGGCGGCGTTCGAGTCAACCCACGTGGTCCCGTCCTCGCTGTACGTCCAGTTGTAGCCGGATGTGACGGGGTTCTCGTACGCTACCCAGAGACGCTGAATCGACTGAAGCTGCTGCGAGATGTTCGTGAGCCCGTGCACCTGTCCCGAGAGTGCGATGGCGTTGAGTTTCGACAGCCCGCCCCGCTTGTCGACGGCGCCCTCGCCCTCGTTGGGCAGCATGACGCAATTCTGGGCCTTGGTCAGCGTGCCGAACTTCCGGTGCACCGGAGAGGCCGCAAGGTCCAGTCCGATCTCGGCGAGGTTATAGATGTTGAGCCGCTTCGTCGACATCGCGGGCTCCTACTGCCACCACGCCTCGAACAGCGCTTCGGCAACTTCCTCGTCTTGCGTCTGCCGTGGCGTGAGCGAGGTCAGGATGTGCGCCTTCTCGGTGCTGTAGATGGTGAGCCAGTCGCCATCGGGCACCTGGGATTCCTTGCGCTTGGCGAGTGAGTGAGCGACCGCCCATGCGATGAGCGCCTGATCCGATTCGCCTGGGATTGGGTTCGCCCCGGCGAGCGCAACGGCCGAGAGCGTGGGCACATAGACGAGCCGGAGCGGGAGCGCGGTTGAAAGGGCGGGCGCGACGTAGATCGTCGGCGCAGCGATGGGCGCTCCGGCTCCGGTGATCCAGAAGTAGATCTTCCCGCCCTGGAGCGGGTCAACCGCTGACTCCGAGCGCGCCGCCTGAAAGCGCGGGTGCATGTAGTTCAGCGCTTCGTACTTGATCCCGCCGTACGTCTGGAGGTCGCGCGGTTCGAGCCCGCGCACAATCGCCACGTCTGCCGGCACGCCAGAGAGAGTCGTCGCGGAGGCCGCTTGGCTGACGTTTGTAGCGTCGTTCGTGAGAAAGAAGTCCTGATAGTTGTCGTTCAGTGCGCGCCAGAGGTCTTTGATCGCCATGTTCATATGGTCGGCGATCTCCTGGTCGGTCCAGAACGACGCGGTAGGTTCGTTCAGGTGCTTTCTCGCTTGAGCGACGAGGGCGCTGAGTAGAGTTGCCACGATGCCCCCTTACTGGAGGGTGAATCGGACCACGAGCCCGAAGAAGTAGGCGTCTCCGCCGAGCGTGTCGGCGGCGTTTCCGGGATAGCGCGCCACTCGGATCTTGGCGAAGTCTCCGGCGGAGCAGCCGGTCATGTCGAGCGCGGCGAGTGAGACGATGCGTTGCTTATTGGCGGTGTCCACGTTGGCAATCGTCAGGGCGTCTCCGGCTGTGAATGCTGCGGTCGCCTCTCCGTCGTCGGTGCAGGACGTGGCAATCGTCCAATACATGTTCTTGGTGTTGTCGGCGATTGCCGATGACACGTAGAACGCTGGCACGCTGACGGTTCCTCCGTTCCAGTTGGTCGGAAGGTAGAGTTGCGCTTCGAGCGCGGCGTCTCCGGCGTCGGTGTAGGTGTTGCGCGGGAGACATGGCTTGCCGCCGCCGACGTTGTAGGCGGAAGGGCTCGGCGCGGTGAATCCGTTGGCGCCAGTCCAGAGGATCGGCGTGCTGGAACAGTGGCCGAAGATCGGCACGTCGTAGGTCGTGATGCCGCCGGCTGATGCCGCCCATTTGACGCCAGTTGCCTCTCCAGAGTCAGCGGTGAGGACGTAGGTGTTGGTGCCCACGCCGAGCTTCGTGAGCGTCGTCGCGGCCGAAGCGACGAGCAGATCGCCCTTGGTGTAGCTGGTCTGTCCGGTGCCGCCAGAACTCGCAGGGACCGTGCCTCCGCCTCCGCCTCCGGCGACTGTCACCTGGAGCGCGCCTGACGAGTCTCCAAGCAGGGCAATCGGCGATCCGTTGTAGGTGCCGAAGATGCGCGAGATCGTCTGCGTCGAGGTTGGAGTCGCAAGGAACGTGACGAGCGCGAGTCCGATGAGGACTCCGAGCAGGGTGATGGCGAATCGCTTGGTTCTCATTTCACGTACTCCTGGCGGCTGCCGGCGGTGTTCCTTCTGAAGTGGAGGTCGAAGAACTGGAGGAAGATGTTTCCCGCTGCCTCAGTCCCCGTGCCGTTTGCAATTCGACGGATGTTGCCGGCGAAGATGCTACTGATCTTCGCGTCGGCTTTTGCGACAGTAGGGAACCCGGTCAGCTTCGTGATCCCCGCCGTGTTTACCGCCTCCTGGCACGTGATGGTTGTTGCGGCTGCGGCGATCACGTCGCTCTCGGGGTTGAGCCACTGATAGTTGAGTTCCCACTTCACCACGTCCGTATCAACCGTGTCTCCGCACCAATGGACGTGTGGTTCGACGCTCGTGCCTTCGCGGTACCCGTGGGGAAGCTGAATCGAGAAGCACAAGAGGTCGTCGATGTCGAACTGCGGGAAATAGAGCCCCGACGTTCCGTACTGCGTGAGGTTCGGGACGTTGGCGCCCACATCGCGCAGAGCAAGCGCCATCTGCTGAGTGTCGTCCCACTCGTCGTGCAGAATGACGGCCCCGTGCGTCTGGACGCCCACGGCTCCCCCTAGAAGACGATGGAGGCGGCTCCACCAGAGCCCGCAGCGAGCGGGATTGGCGTGCCTCCACCGTAGGAACAGGTGATAACCCCCGTGGCCGGCGTTGCGGGAGTTCCAGGCACGGTATAGGTGAAGGTGTCGGCGCCCGTTCGCGTGATGGCGAAGGAGCCGTTGTATTCGGCTTGGTCGGCGCCGGCAATCGTAACCGTGTCTCCGGTCAGGAGCGCGTGCGCGGTGGCCGTCACGGTCGCCGTGGTGCCGCTGCGCGTGATGCTGGTCACAGTCGGCGTCGTGGCCTTCCGCGTGAGCATGAGGCGATTCCAGGATTGCGCCACGAGGGGCGCGACGAGCGCCCCCATGAGGCATCCGATGACGAGTCCGAGCAGGAAGCGTTCGCGCATGGCGTCCCTCTACAGGTCGGACGGGACGATGCCCGTTTCCGGCTCGATGAGGGCGTAGGCTTCGATGTTGATCCAACCGGCGAGCCCCGCCCCGGATACTGCGATGTCGATGTCGGCGCCCTTCGTGGCTGCCATGCCTTCGGCTCCGAAGTCGAACTCCAGCACGCCCACGCCTGGACCGCTCGGCACGGTGCAGAACACCCGGCCGGAGGAATCCTGAACGGTGAGCGTCTGGGCCGCGCTCGTGGTGATGTTGACCGTCACCTTCTGAACGCGCGTCGTGTACTTCGCGCCGAGCGTAGCGATGAAGGGATCCGATCCCGTGTATGCGGCTGCGAACTGGAGCGACTTTCCTACGTCGCGGTGGTACTTGCGGAGGAACTGTTCGCGCGAGGTCGAGCCGATGGGTCCGATGTCCATGTTGAACCTCTATCGCTGTGCTGCGGCTTACGCCGCGACCTGAGCGATGGTTTCGCCGATGGAGTACGACACGAGGCAGAGGGTTCGGCCCTGGCTTCCGTCCGCTGCGCCCGGTGTGACGACGAACGTGATGTTCGATCCGGCGGCGTAGTAGCGGCCGAAGTTCGTGGCCGCTGGTCCGCGCTGGCCTGTCGCGGCGACGAGGTAGGCGCCTTCCTTTCCGCCCCAGAGAGCCGAGTGCGCGTGGTCGAGGACTTCGCCCACGAGTAGGTCGGTGGCCTTGAGGTTGACGGCCGCAAAGTAGCCGTTGGGATCGGCGGTGTCGCCCACGTCGAGCGCGGCCGATGTGCCATTCCAGAGCGCCTGAGCGATGACCTGGATGGAGTGGACGACTGCGCCAGCGGGCACGGGAATCGTGAGCGTGTACGACGTGCCGGCCCCGTTCTCGGTCAGGACGCCTGACTTCGTGACCATGAGGCCAGTGCCAGCGGGCGCGGTGAACGTCTTGTTGCTGAGGGTCTGGACCTGATCCTCGGTGACGACGGCGCGGACGTTCGTGCCGTTGTCGTCGATGAACTTCAGCTTGTCGTCGGCGGAGTCGTACTGAATGCCGACTGCGCCGAGAAGCGCCTTGAGGAATCCGGTGCCCGAGAAAGCGTGGACGTAGCGTGCGGCCATTGGAAGTCTCCTGCTCCGGTGGAGGCCCGGCAGAGCCCCCACCATCCACAGCCTCGTATTGTTCGCTGCCGCGAGCGGGTCGGGCGGGTCTTACGCCGCGCCGATGATGGCGAAGCCGATGCACGAATCGCCGGCCGCGCTGTCGGTGTTGCCGTTGACGGTGGTGTGGGAAGCCGTGGTCAGGCCCGTGCCGAACTTCAGACCGTCCGGCCACACGGCACAGTGTTCCTGCGCGCCTCCGCCGGTTCCGATCATCTTCTGCACGAGATCGCCGTTCGCCGCCGCCGTGGTCGCGTGGTCGGAGAACTTGATCCAGGCGTCCGTCGTCGAGGCGGTCGGCTTCTTCAGGTAGAGGGCGTACAGCTTGCACGCCACGTCCGCGACCACCTGATCGGCGCCGCCCGAGTAGTCCAGGGCGACAAGCTGGAGGTCGGGATTGCCCAACTGCTCCATGTGCTTCCACAGGGCGCGGAGGGATTCGGTGACGCCAGGCTTGCGGGCGTCCATGCGGCAGCGCCGCTTCACGTCATTGATGCGTTCCGTCGAGAGAGCCATTGTCGTCTTCTCCTTGCGCGCGAGCGTGTCGCCGGTCAATCACCGTGAACGCGCCGGCTGCGCTTCTTCCAGGGGAGACGGGCTCCGGGAGGTTGATTCCTACCCGGCTTCCCTTCTTCCAAACGATGTCACTGTACGCTTGACGCGCGAGAGCGTCAAGATCGTCGTGTATCGTGCGCTGTGAGTGTTCTTCCTCTCGGCGCTCTCCGTCTTCCAGAGTGTCGACGAACTTATCGGCGCCGCCCGCGCGCTGAACGTCCATCCTGGCAAGATCCTGAAGGATTGTCGGCCCCCAATGGGTCAGCGGAGAGGGAAGAATCGACGTGACTGGCACGAGCCCGTGTTGCGCCATCGTCTTCGAGTCCGGCCGGGCCTTGGTGGATTGGCCGTCCTCTTTCGTGCGATGGGTGAGCGACCGGACGAGGCGCCAGATATCCCCGGCGTTCTTGACCTTGCGGCCGAGGCGATATACGGCTTCCTCCTGCGACGGGAACAAGACGAGTTCCTTGTCGAAGGTTTCCATGTCCGAGAGGAAGTGCGGCGGAGGCGCCGACAGTCCAAACGGATTCGGTGTGTCGTCCAGGTAGTTGCTCATTGGGCCTGGATGCCAACCGGGTTGTCGTCTTCGAGCGCGACTTTCACGCGCGAAGCCCGGCTGCCTTTCAACGCGAGCGGCCTCGCCTTGTCGCCGCCGTTGTCGACGAGCGAGCGGTCGAAGCGTTCGATGGCATCGCTCTGTTCGAGCGGGGTGATGTCGTGTCCCCACTCCAGGACGCCACACAGGAACACGGGGCTCCTGGGGTCGACGGGATCTTCGCTTCCCATCTGCGGATTCTGTTCCATGACCTTTTCCGCAGCGTTGGCGAGCATCGGTTTCCGTTCGTGCGGGCCGAGTACGTAGGTGCGACCGTCGAAGGTGCCCTCGATGGGTTTCGACGTGCGATTGACGAGCGTAACGATGTCCATGTGCCCTCTGGAATCGGGCGGGGGGAATCCGGGGCGACTCGAACTCCCGCCCGCCCTGTTCGGCTGCTGGCGCGTCAGTCAGCCGAATGTTGTATCGCCGCGATTAGAAGTCGCGGACGACGATCAACGACTGCCCGGTGATCCCGTCCAGCCGCGCTGCCTTGCCGGGATACCGCATGTGGTACTGCTTCCGCTTCCGGTACCACGCCTCGAACGAGTCGCGCGCGCTGGAGCCGGTGCCGACGCGCACCAGGATCCGGCCGTCCTCGTCGACCCACTTGCCCTTTTCGGAGCCGTACTCGACAGCGGCCACGCCCTTCGTGTCGAGCATGATCATCGTGCCGAGCGGGTGGGTGCGGATCGCCTTGATCGGGACTTCGCCCATCGTCAGGTCGCCCTGCTTGAATGCGGTGGTCCCGCCGTCCGGCTTCATCAGAGACGCGCCGGAGTAGCGACGGTCGGCCTCGGTCATCTTGATGTAGAGGCGCCGAACGCTGTGGTGAGCGGTCATGAGGTCGATGGCCGCGCCGAGCTTCTGGTCGAGAACGTCGGACACCTGCTGGAACAGGTCGAGCGAGAGCGCTCCGGTCGACGCCTTCACGTACGACTGGTACTGCTGCCAGAGGCTCCGGTCGATGTTGAAGTAGTTGTTCCGGTACGTGCCGTCGTCGATGAGAGCCATGAGCCCCCAGAAGCCGTGCTCGTACGACGTGTCCAGCACGTCGGTCACGCTGGAGTTCGCGGCCTGCACGATGTAGTCGTTGTCGGCCACGGACGCATCACACGTCGCGTTGAGGACGATGCTCGTGCCATCGGTCGAGCAGGACACCACCTTGCGGACGCCCGTGCGGAGCGCGCCCGTCGCGGGGTTGACGAACGCGACGTACATGCCGGGCGTGATGAAGCGGTTGCCGAAGTCGTCGCCGACGATGCCGCCGGGGGCGTCGACCGTGACCGTCGTTGCGCCGGACGGCGTGGTGTCGTCCACGAGGGCCAGCACGCCTCGGCCATCCGAGCCGAGCGCGTATTCCTCCTTGCGAGCGATGTCGTCGATGAGCCGCGTCATCTCGTCCTTCTTCGTCGAGACGAACGCGCCCTCGTTCTTCAGCGAGTCGGAAATCGATTCGCTGGTCATCCGCACACGAGCCATGAGCTTCTTCTGGCCGATGTGCACCTTGACGTGCTGCTGCGCTCCGGCGTCCGCGAAGGCGCCGTCCTCGCCGACGAACATCGGCGACGTGTTGCGGGACACGTGGGCGTCGTACACGACCTCCTGGCCTGCGTACTCCACGCCAACCCACTTGAACAGTCCCTTCAGGGGGAACTTGTTGTTGGTCTGTTCGGCAACGTAGTCCTCGAAGACCGTCTTGAGGGCACCCTGAATCAACTGGGTGTCCGTGCCACCGGGATAGGCTCCCATTGTTTCTCTCCTGGGCGCGGGCGAGCGATCTCGTCGCTACTGTCCCGTACCCTGACGACCGGAGACGATGGCATTCCACCCTGCGGCGAACACCTCGTCTTCGTTATCCATGTTGGGCTTCGGCGGCTGCGCGCTCGGCGGCGGGCTGGTGCGTCCAGCCACCGGGAGTTTGCGAACCTGCTCGACGCGCTGCTGCTGCTGCTGCCGCGCCCTGACCGGATTGAGTTCCTTGTCGAACATCGTCACGAAATCGGCGATGAGGCTCTGATCCTGGGCCTCGTACCGAGCCTGCGTCTGAGGATTCGTGGCGACGAACTCGAAGAATGCCTGCGTAGCCAGCCTTCCGAGCATCGAGCGAGGTTCGATGGCATGGCCGAGCGTTTCTCCGAGCTTCGAGACGACGCCGTTGAGCGCCGAGTCTGCGACGGTGCCCCAGTACCGCTCCGTGTCGGACTGGATCCTGGGGATCGCATCTGCCGCGTTGAGCAGTTGCGGGATCTTGTCGCGGATCTTCAGGAACTCACCGAACTCCGGGATGACCGAAAGAAGCTGCTGCCGGATACGCTCTTTGGCGGCTTCCTCTGGCGTGGGCGGAGTCGGTGGTGTGGTTGGCTGCTGCGGCTGTTGCGGCTGCCGCTGGCTCGTCAGGTTCTCGATGAACGCGAGCATCTTCTTCTCGCGCTCTGCGGCCTGCTGAAGCCGTTGATTGACCTCGTTGAAACGATACATCGGGATCGTTTCTTCGGACGGCGTGTTTGGTGCGGCCGGCGGCTTGCCTGCCGGATCCTGTCCGGCCGGTTCGTCGTCGAACGCATTGAACTCCGTGTCCGTGTCGCCCGCTGGCGGATCCGGGGCGGGCCGAGTGATCTCGCCCGTCTCGAAGTTCACGCCGAAGTCGATGTCGTCTGCTCCCATGTCCCTTTTGTCCTTTGTTTCGACGAGAGCGCGGTCGGTTCCGCGATTACCCTTGGTTTGCTCGTCGCGCGGTCAGTTCCGCGAGGTTCATGTCGCGCTACCCGTTGGGGACGGGATGGCCCGAAGGCTGACTACGCGGGCGGGGCGCCTTCCGTCCCCTGGCCCGCCTCTCTCGCGGCGTCGGCTGGATTGCCGGACTCGCGGTTGGAGTTGTTGAGTGCCTGACCCGCTCCGGCGCCGCCTGCGGGCGGCTGCACGGGGATCGGAGGCGCGAATCGCGGCTGGCCGGACTGTGACATCATCACGCCGACCTCATGCTCGGCCATGTGCTGCACGAAGACCTGTTCCAAGTCCGGGCGCACCTTGAAAAGCTCGCTCGCGGCGTCCGAGAGCGCCCACTTTCGATGCTCCGACAGGTGGATCATGTCGTTCTGCCACGGCTTGCGCTTGAACGGGCTCGGCGGGACCATGTTGGTCTGACCGACCACCGCGCCACTCATGGGGTCCATCACCGGAGCGGCAACGGGCCTAGATTCCATGCTGATCGACCATCGCTCGAAGGCATCCTGCTCCTGGAGCGCCGATTTCACGTCTGCGTCGAGCGAGGGCAGCAATTCCTGCTGTCCGAACGTCCTGAGAATCGCGTACTGCTGGTCGGGATCCTGCGGATTGAGCAACTGGAGTTGCTGAAGCTGCTGAATCGCCGCGCGCTTGCCGAGATTCGTCTTCGGCGCCTGCGATCCGTCTTCGATGATGATCTGGAGCGCCCCGGAAAGGTCGGCCTTCTGGAAGGACTCGCCTTGCCACGTTCCGTTCGGCCCGACGACAGAGAAGAACCGCTGCTCGGGACCGAACGTGCGTTCGAGTTCGATGGCGCACTGGTACCACGCGCGGTACGCCTCTCCGCGCTCGCTCAGAACCATCGCAAAGCGACTCTGCGACCGCTCGACGAGCAGTTGCATGGCGGAGAACGCCTCGACTCCGGCCGGTTTCGCGCCCTTCAGCACGTCCTGGACACCCGCGAGCAGGTTGATGTCTTCGAGAAGCTGGATACGGAGGTTGTTGAGGCTCGCGGGGACGTTCGATCCCTCGATACGCTCGGGTTTCGCGTTGCCGGCGGCGATGTTCGGGTTGTACTTCACCACAAGGCCCGGTTCGCCGGAGAACTTCTTGACCTCAGAGCCCTTCGGTTCGAGCCAGATCGGGTTCGATGAGCGCTGGACGATGAGTTGGACGAGCGAATCAAGCTGGTTCAACTGGTCGTTCTTCTGAATGATGGCGTCGAGGGGCGAGCGCCCCCAGATCCGGCCACCGATGCGCTCGTAGGGGATGTGGATCCAGGGCCAGATTGCCATGCCCTGCGGCGTGATGTAGGGCAGCTGTCCCGGAAGGCTCTGTCCCTCGTCTTCGACGATGACGGGGCTCTTGTCGCCCATGACGCGCATCATGAGCCCTTTCGGGTAGTCGCGCGTGGGCTTCATCCACAGTTCGTACTCGGCGATTCCTTCGCCCTGTTCCATGCCTCCGCCAGAGAGCAGCGCCATCGGGTTGCCGCCAACGTCCGTCTGTGACGCGAGCGAGCGGAGAAGCTGAAGCGAGCGCTCGTCGGAGCCCTTGTCGAAGGTGATCTTCTTGGCGAGTTCGGGGTAGTGCTTCTCGACCCACGGTTTCGTACGCCATCTGAGCCGCATGAGGTAGGGCACTTCCTTGAAATCGGAGTACCCAGGCGGCGGAGCGATCTCCCACGGGCTGCACACGTCCGTTGTGCCCTTGCCTCCGGCGAGCATCGAGTTGATCTCGTCGGGCAGGTCCATCTGCATATCGCACGTGCCGCACTTCCCGGTAGCGATGAGTTCGGCGTTCGGTGTGTTGCCCTGGCAGTACGGGCACGTCGAGAACATCTGGAGCGTCGAGGCTTCCTCGGCGAACTTGTCCCACCACGGATGGAGGAATACGTTGCCGACTGCGATGAGCCAGAAGTCCGCGTTGCGCTGGACGCGAGACATCTCGTGTTCGGCTCGAATCGCGGGCTCCAGTTTGTCAGCGATCTCGGCGGCGTTGATATCCTTCGGCTGGTTGCCGGTCGGCCGCGCCTTCGCCACGAGGTCGACGGACTCGAACAGCGAGAGGATGGTCTGGTGGACTTCCGCGATCTTGTTCGTGACCGGGCGCGGGATCCATTTCGCCAGCCGTTTGTCCATCCACTGACCGCGCGTGGCGTCGTAGTAGATCCAGTGCCGGCCGAGCAGGTAGAGCAGATTCCGCCACCACGAGCGCTCGTAGATCCAGCGGTTGTCGAGGACTTCCGCCTTGATCTCCTTAAAGGTCTTCATCAGACCTTCGTTGTCCTTGTACGGATCGCGCTGCTTCTTCGGATCGATCTGCCCGGTGCGGAGTAGCTGAAACAGCTTCTCGGTGATCTCGGGGGTGGGCGGTCCCGCTTCAGGCGGAGCCATCGGCGGCGGTTGGATGGCTGTGCCGAGTCCGAGATCGATCATGGCTGCGCTCCTACGAGTTGTAGATCACGGCGCCCGTCTTCGGGTCGTGAGTCACGCCGAGCAACGACGCTGCCTTGTCGCCCATGTCCTCGAAGCTGGAGCCCTGCATCGCGGCGAGCGCCATGCCCACGTCTTCGCCCTCGGGCCTGTCCTGGACCGGGATGCCGCCGACGACATTGAGTGCGGCTGCCACCGGATCTCGTTCGATCTGCGGCGCCTGGACACCGACACCCAGAATGCGCTCGGTGAGCGCGGCGCGTTCCACTTCGAGGCGGTTGACGTGGTTTGCCAGCCAATCGAAGTTCTGCTGCTGGACGGCCAACTGCTGATGCAGCGCGGCGGCACGCGCTTCCGCTGAGGCGGCGTGCGTCAGGAGTTCACGAAACAGCTTGGCGGAGATCCACATGTTGCTTACCTCCAGAAGTCTCCGAGTGGAGAGTCGCCCTCTCCCGGTTCCGTCATATACTCCGCATTTTCTGAGTCATCGTCAACTGGATTGTCGCACGCTCGGAGCCGTTCGAGACTCCAGCGCGTCTCGTCTGAGAGTTTCGAGAGGTCGCGGAGTCCTGATTGCGCTTCGGGCATCGGCGCTTCGCCCGGTTGGAACGGCCAGAGCATGATGGCGTACCGCAGCGCATCACACAGGTCGTCCTGGATCTTAATCACGCGCTCGCGGCGCATCGCGCCCGACGAGTCTACGTTTTCATCCCACCGATAGCCGCGCATCTGCTCGATGGTCTTCGGGCAGGTTTCCTCGGGCAGCCACAAACGGCGCGCGCGGAGCCACGAGCCGACGCGGGTGATGCCGCCGACGACATCATTCGGCGCGGGCTGCGCGAAAATCCCGTGCTGGTGGAGTTCGATGATCGTCTGCCGCTGGCTGCGGTCGCACGCCCACTGTTCGGGGCGCAAGCGGCCGACGAGCGCCTGGAGCGCGAGCGCGTGGTCGGCAACGGGCTTGTGTCGCGCGAGATATTCGCTGACGACGACGAGCCCCGCTTCCGTCTCGACGATGACGAGCCCCGCAAACGGATGATCGGCGCCGGGGTCGAGGCCGACGATGCACGGGCGCCAGGGCGCGATCTCCGGCCACTCGGGGATGAGTGAGTGGATTCCTCCTCGCGGCACCACGGACTCGTCGACGAGCGTGCCGTAGACGGCGCCCGCGAACGACACGAAGTCAGCCTCGAACTCCTGCTGGAAGAACAGCGGGTCGAGTTGCCGCTTCGCCGCCGCCACTTCGGACGAGTCGATGAAGGGGTTGTCGAGCGTCTTGTAGCGCGCGGCCCAGAAGCCGGGCTCCATCTCGTACGCCGGCAGGTAGAAGCGCTTGTACACCCAATCGAAGCCGTTGGGCGAAGTCGTGACCCACGCGATGCCCTTCTTGTCGATGAGCGCCGGGAGCAGCGTGTCCCACGCCTTCTCCTGGATCTTCCGCGCCTCGTCGATCCACGCCCAATCGAGGCCCGGTCCTCGTGCACGCTCGGGGTCGTCGAGAGAGCGGAACTGGACGCGCGCGCCGTTGTGACACGTCAGCGTGAGGTTGCTGATGCTCCAGTCCTTGATCCAGGCGTTCGGGACCACCTGGAACACGGCGGGAATCACGTAGTCCTGGAGTTCGGGGTAGCTCGGCGCGCACGCCCAACCGAGGGAGTTGGGGACCGTCAGTTCTTCGCCAACGCCGACGCCACCGATGCGGGTCTTGCCGCCACGTCGTCCCGCGAACATCCCGAGGCGGTTGAACGCGCGCCGGCCGTCCGATGTGCGCGCTCGCTTTGCTTCGAGGAACGCTTGCTGGTACGGGTTGTAGAGCAGTTCAACCCGCCCCGAGGCGTTCGCGGAGACGATGGCGCCTTTCGCCACGGGTTACAGTCTCGTGAGCAGAGGGAGCAGCGGGCCAACCGTCTTGGCGAGCGTGGAGAGTTCTTCGAGGGTGACGCCGCGCTCGATGAGCAGGTCCAGCACGTCTCCGGCGGCGGGCAGGGCCATGTCTACGAACTGCGCGCGGGTCAGGCGCTTGTCGACGAGGGACGCATCGAAGGCGTCGTACTTCGCCTTCACTTCAGCCGCGATCTTGAGCCAGTCGATGAGCGAACGGTCGGGCATGTGTCGCCTCCTGGTTACTTGACGGGGGTGAGTTCCGTCTTCGGGACGTACTTGCGCTTCACGCTGTCCCACACGTGCGTTTTGTCGCCGAGGTCGTAGGTCTGATTCGGCGCGCGCTCGCCATGCTTCGGTTCGGCGGGCTTCGGGGCTTCGCCCTTCGCCGGCTTGCCGTCGCCGTGGATGGTGTACTTCTTCGCGGGTTCGGCCGGCGGCTTCTTCTGCGCGGCGGCGAGTGCGCCGAGGCTCATGGGCTTCTCGCTCGGCTCCGTCTCGTCCTCCTGCTTCTTCGTCTTGGCCTTCAACGCGGCGAGCGCGAGCGATTCCTGAGCCATCGGCTTACCCTTTCGCGGATTCGATGACGAGATCGGGCAGCGCGGCCGCGCTTGGAGCCGGCGGCGCATTCAACGCGGGACGGGGCGTTCCGACAATGGCTCCGGCCGCAATCGTCGGCGAATTGGCAACCGTCTGGAACGTGATGGAGAGGTTTGGGAGCGAGGGCGGCGCCTGGGTATCGCCCGAGCGGTGCTGGCGGAAGATGCCGCGCCCGTCGAGCGTGCGGAACACCGCCTCCGGCACGCCGGCTTGCACCATGCCCGCCAGTCGCTCCACCGCGAGCGGCACAATCTCCTGGTCGAGCCGGTCACACGCCGTCTGGTAGGTGAGCGCGACCGCCTTGAGCTTCTTCCGGGCCTTCGAGACGGACACGCGCAAGCCGTCAGCGGAACTGAGGCCGAGCGCGGTTGCCATCTGCCGATAGGACATCCCCGAATCCCGGAGGGCCACAAGCAGCCGGTCACGCGCGCTCGGTCCTGTCCCGTTCGTCTCCAGGCCCGGCACCACGTAGTCCGTGGCATCGTTCGGCCTGGGCGTGTAGGGTCCGTCGAACTGGTCAGCTTTCCCGAGCGCCATGCGCGCCAGCCTACACCCGCCCGGAATCCGGTGTCAACCGTTTCGGCCCGCTCGCGGCCGACTCAACTTCACAGACTTCACTGAACACCTTGGCAAGCCCCTTGCTACGCGCGCGGTACTATTATCAGGATGTATCTAGTCTCTTACGAAGTACTGAAAGGGATGGTATACAAGATATCGACCGGATGCGCCCTCAACAGTTAACCCGCGAGCAGCAACCGTTGTTGCCGACTCTTTGCCCCTTCGAACGCCCTTCGAACGCCCCAATCTTCGCCTCCCCTTCGCACTTCTGCCTGTTTCGAGGCAGGTTTCAGGCATCAACTGTTAATCCGCGAGTATCAACTGTTGTTACCTGATGAAACAAGCAAAACATCGAAGGTCAGGCGAAAGTGAGGGCTCACCCCAGATGAAAAATTGCGGGGGTGGACCCCCCTACCCCCACCCCGGCTAACCATCCTGCCAGCCGGGGCGTCCCCCCCTGGCTAACCCGCGTGCCGACAGCCAGCCGCCGCCAGCCGCCGCCAGCTAACCATCGTGCCAGAGGGACGGGCCTGGGCTCGTGCTGCTCTGCGTTCGCTGCCTGGGCGCGTGCTGTGTGCGTCCTGCTGCTGCTCCTGCGCCTGTCCTTGCCTCTGCGCCTGGGATGGGGCGGGGGCTGCTCTCTCTGCTGCTGCGTGCCGGCGGGGGGATACTGCGCGCGTGCTGCCTGGAGCGTGGCAGGGCTCAAGCGTGCTGCTGCGTCTGCTGGCTCACCTGGGCGCGTGGGGCTGCGGCGTGCTGCTGCTCGTGCTTCCAGGGCTCGGGCGCGCGTGTCTACAGAGTCGGCGTCTGGATACCGTATTGTCGGCAAAGCGCCGGACTTGTGCGCCGGGTTTCCGCCAGTGCCGAACGGCCGGCAAAGCGGCTGCAAGCGGGGGCGCGCTCCTATCCCCTGCGCCTGCAAAGGGTTACAGCTAGAGGGGAAGCGCATAATAGGGGCGCAAGGTTGGCTCTGTGGGGGTCTATCCCCTGGCTCGGCTTGTGCATGGGCTTATTCTATTTATTTGCTGTTTAACGGTTGGCACCTGATTCGCGGGTGCTGCTAGACAATAGGGGGTGTGTGGTGGTCGACCTGATGACGTGGGGGGGCGCTGATGGTGGGGGCGTTCCTGGCGGGCTGGTGGCTCGAAGGGCTGCGCGCGGCGCTGCGGGGGCGGAAGTGAGGCGGCGCGCATCCTGGGAAGTCGTGGTCGTGTCTGGGCGGCTGGTCCGCGCGTGCGGGCTCGGGGTC